CCTTTAATTTAAGCTTATAATCAAAGTAAACCTTAAATCTAATTGTATTTTCATTAATATCAGAAAATGTGTATAATGTATAATTCTTTTTAGCATAATTTGTGGCAAACCAATCAACAATCCGAAGGGAAATTTTAGACTCACCTGTAATAATTTTTAACATTCTACTAAGATATTTATCATCTTTATAAAAATCCATTAGATTATTTAGCAATAATTCATTCTGCGTTGTATAATTTGAAGTTACACTCATTATGTTAAAATCATATAAAATTATTTAAGTTGTTTATTAGAGAAAATATTTAATAATTATAATTTAATTATTAAATTTTAAAAACTTAATCTATAATATAAATGTCCGACTTAATGACAATGTACTTTGGTCCTTTAGACAAGCAATCTTGTATATATTTTTTATTCTTATCAATGATATTCTTTGCCGTTTTAATCTTTACAATAATAGGTGAGATAGCATTCATAGCTCAAAGATATAAGGAAATAAATTTTACAGTTATAACAAGTGGTATTTTATTGTTATTTAATGCGTTTATTGCTTATTTTGTTAATCGCTTATTATATACAATGTGTTATAAATCATTAGCTTAATTATCTTTATTTTATGACGCTTTAAAAAACATGATACCTTACTGAAAAGCATATATGAAGTATTTAAGCAAAAAGTATCCAAAATTTCTAGTTAAAATCAAAGACTATACAATTAACTATGTTCTAACCCATTTATAAAATGTATTAGAGTCCTTATAAAAAAAATATTGTATTTTATTTGGTGGATTATATATTACATTCCATACACTTAACGTATACAATTCATTAAATCTTATAGAATATTCAAAATGTTCTTTATGATTACAATCATAATCCATAGTATATTTTACAGGTAATGGCATTTTTAATTTGGATAATATGTTATATCTATAATCATTTTTAGATATACAGTTTATATATTCTCCTTTTCTATATTTAATTCTTCCATCAAATTGTAATATTAAATTTATTATATCGTGTGGTAATTTGTCCATATAAATTTAAATTATACTATATTATCAAAAATTATACTAACCTTGAAGGCTTTTAATTAGTTTAACTTGTTCCTTGTGTTGTATTAACTGGTTTTAAAAACTGATCTCTAATACCTATATCATTAACGTAATTAGTCTCACCTAAAAAGGGATTAAATCCGATTTGTTGTACTAAACCTCTATCAGATATTTTAGAATCAAGTTCTTCTCTCTTATTGGATACTTTAAACCCAGAACCAGCCTGAGTTTGGTTCAAAATATCCCAGGTATTTTCATCATGATTTAGTGATGTTGTATACGCAGAGGATTCCATGTCTTTACTAAATTTTTTATTCTCATATTCCTGTACATGTTTTTGTCGACGCGATCTTTCATATGGTTCTCCTTTTGTCCATTTCCATTCCATGTTAATAATATTTAATTAGGTATTAATTATTATTAATAAACTTAATTATCGTGTTTTATAATGTTTAATTGTTTTGTAAATAAGAATTTTTCATCGGTTCTCCTTCTTCTCTTTAAATTACACTCTAAACATGCTAAATGATAATTATTAATATTATGTCCTTTATCGTTATCAATTCTGTCAACAGACCATTGTCTCATTTCTCTCGATATATCATATAAAACATTCATTTCTTTTGTACAATAACGACATTTCAACTCACATTCAATCATTTTATTGATAACAGATTCAAATGTTAAAAAATTGTTCTCATCATAACGTTTTTTTAAAATATCTTGTTGTTTATAACCATACATTTTTTTGTTAATTTCTTGAATAGCTATTTTTGAAACCTCATTTGTATAACCTAAATTATTATTTAATATATCATTTATCATAATTATTTGATTTTCATATTTATAATGTTCTTCTGAAAAGGTCCATTTTTCTGATTCAACCCGTTTTTTAGAGTCCTTATCATAAGATTTGTTTGTTATTTTTTTCATTTGATACCTATTAGCTGTACCAGTTATATTTATTTTTTTTGATTCCTCTTCCATATATGTTAATAGTGTATATTATATAATTAATTTTAAATCAATATAAATATTGTTCATTAAATATATATTTTGTAAAACTGAGTTAAACTTAAGACTATATATTAATGTATATACAATGGAAGAAAATACCAATGCTGATATAACTGTTGATGAGTGTCAAGAGTTAAAGAATATTAAATATAAAACAATGTTATTGAATGGAGCTCCATTACATGAAACTAAATCTTCAAATGATATTTCAAATCTTGAAAAATTTCTTGAGGATGAAAAAATTAATAATAGTAATGAACCTTGGTGTAAACTAAATAAAACAATCAAAACAAAGAAATTAGTAGAGTATGTAGAAATTTATAAAAAGGATAAAAATCTTGATGAAAATGAAGCTAAAAATCTTGTAACATTTTTAAAAGATAGTCTAGATAAAAAGAAATTATGTCGTGTGAAAGATGTCATTTATGATAAAGTTAATGGAATTGTTAAAGAAATCCCTTCATTAACGTATACCAAATCTAGCAAACATTTTACATTAAAAAACATGGACAAGCGCGTTTCAACATTAAAATCGTTAGCACCTAAAAAAGTAAATGGAACTGTAAGACATAAAGATGTAGAGAAATCTAATAAAGCAGATGATTCTGAATCTGATGATGAAAAGTAAAATTTTTAATATACTTTAATAATTATATTAAAAACATTTAAAGTAATATATATAGTATTATGTTTGAATTAGAAGAACTAGAAGATATAACAGATAAATTAGTATTTGAGGATGAACCATCTATATTTACAGAAGAATATGCTGTAGAATTGGTTGAAACCGCATTACACTTAATGGATGAATATATGGAACATTATCCACATGCTATTTCAGAGCCAAACTTTCATGAAATTTTATTAGAAGAGATTAAAGACATATTTTATGTTCAAATGGAAGAACACATTGATGATTTAGATGTTGGTGATGATATTGAAGACGATATGAATGATCTATTAGAAGAAGCATTTAATATTTTTATTACTACATTTCATCTTGATAAATCACAAGATAGTAAAGATAAATTTATAGAAACTAATAAGTTTAATGACGAAGAGCTAAGTATAATTGAAAAAAAGATACAAGATTTGAGAGAAATTCCACAACCTACTCAAAGAACTCCTGAATGGTATCAATTTAGGTGGAATTTAATTACGGCTAGTAACGCATGGAAAGCATTTGAAACTCAATCGGCTATAAATCAATTAATTTATGAAAAATGCCAACCTCTTAAATCACTTGATGAAAATGGAGATGAAGAAAAAATGGTTAATACAAATACCGCAATGCATTGGGGACAAAAATTTGAACCATTGTCTGTTATGATTTATGAAGATATGTATAATTCAAAAGTAGAAGATTTTGGTTGTATTCAACATGTAACTTACAAATTTTTAGGTGCTTCGCCTGATGGTATTATTATTGAATCATCAACAGGTCGCTATGGAAGAATGCTAGAAATTAAAAATCCAGTAAGTAGAGAAATTACTGGAGTACCCAAAAAAGAATATTGGGTTCAGATGCAACTACAAATGGAAGTTTGTGATTTAGATGAATGCGATTTTCTGGAAACTAAATTTGTTGAATATCCTGATTATGATAGTTATCGCAACGATTCAGCAATTGCCGATAATTCATATAAAGGAACTATTATATATTTTCATACAAAAGAAAGAAAACCATTTTATTTATACCAACCATTAAATTTACACTTAGCAGAGGATATAAGCAAATGGGAAGAAGAAAATATTGAAAAATATGAATCTGAACCATTTAATTATTCGTTTTTAAAATTTATTTACTGGAAACTTGATAAATTAAGTTGTGTTCTAGTGTTAAGAAATAAAGATTGGTTTAAAAATAATATTGGACAATTAGAAAAGGTCTGGAAAATAATTGAAACAGAACGCGTTACTGGGTTTGAACATAGAGCTCCTGTTAAAAAGCAAAAGAAAGAACCATTTAACCATTTTTTTGAAAAAGAATCACAAGGATGTTTACTCAAATTTAATAAGATAATTAAAATAGACACTTAAATATTTTAATATATAAATTTTGTAAATTATATATTAAAAATTAATACAATATATTTGGAGTGTCTGTTCTAAATGGTAACAAATTTTCATCAGTTGTAAAATAACCAATACGTGTTCCTGAAGTAGGATTTACAGGTGGCAATTGTTCAATATAATTTGAACCAGTTTTTTTCTCATGATATAAAGCTCCACATACTGAAGCAGGAGTACATCTCCCTACATCTGGATTATTTGGATATCTTATATTATTTGTTATCTGGTCATATGATCCAACTTTAAATGTTGGGTAATGCCACCACATATCAGCAGATGTTTCATTTGAAATCTGATTTTTTCCAATAGGAGGATAAGTATCTTGAACTAACACCTCAGTTTGAGCATTTGGAAAATCGCCCATTGCTCTGGCTAAAGAATAATTGGAATAACCTTCAATAGAATTATTTAATTTGAAAAAAAGTGGTAAACCTATAGCTAATACTAAAATAAGAAATAAAAATACAATTTGATTCATATATATAAATTATATATATTTAAATTCTTTATAAAAATCAGTTTAAAACTAAAACAATAAATTATATAATAATGGAAACTACAACTGAAATGCGTGTAACTAAACGTGATGGAGAACTACAAGAAGTTGCGTTTGATAAGATTTTAGAGAGAGTTAAAAAACTAGGTCAAGAAGCAGGAATTCATATTAATTACTCTTCACTTGTAATGAAAGTTATAGACCAGTTATATGATAAAATTCCAACAGCAAAGATTGATGAACTTGCTGCTGAACAGTGCGCGTCACTGTCAACAAATCATCCAGATTATGCCGCGCTATCTGCCCGTATTATTATTTCAAACCATCAGAAAAATACAGGCTCTGAATTCTCAAATGTTATGAAGACATTACACGAGTTTACAGATTCTAAAGGAGAAAATAAACCACTTGTTTCTCAAAAACTTTGGGATTTTACACACAATTATTCTGAAGAATTAAATCAGATGATTGATCATGAAAGAGATTATTTAATCGATTATTTTGGTTTTAAAACATTAGAAAGAGCATATCTTTTTAGAGTTAATAATACTATTGTAGAGAGACCACAACATATGTGGATGCGTGTAGCAGTTGGAATTCATGGAGATTTAAATAATGAAAACCAAGAAGAAACACTTAGACTTGTTAAAGAAAGTTATGATCTAATGTCTCAAAAATACTTTACTCATGCCACACCAACTCTTTTTAATGCTGGAACACCAAGACCACAAATGAGCTCTTGTTATTTGATAGCAATGGAAGATGATAGCATAGATGGTATTTTCAATACATTAAGGGATTGTGCTCATATTTCTAAGTGGGCTGGCGGAATTGGTTTACATATTCATAACATAAGGGCTAAAGGCAGTCATATTCAAGGAACAAATGGTACTTCTAATGGTCTAGTTCCAATGTTACGAGTTTTTAATAATACAGCTAGATATGTTGACCAAGGAGGAAATAAAAGAAATGGTTCGTTTGCTATTTATTTGGAACCATGGCATGCAGATGTTGAAGATTTCTTGGAATTGAAAAAGAACCACGGCGACGAAGAGTTGAAGGCGCGCGACCTCTTTTATGCTTTATGGATTTGCGATCTTTTTATGGAACGTGTAAAAAATAATGCTAAATGGTCGCTACTTTGTCCTCATGAATGTCCTGGTTTAAGTGACGTATATGGTGATAAATTTAAAGAACTATATGAAAAATATGAAAAAGATGGCAAGTCTAGAAAGACGGTAAATGCCCGCGATTTATGGTTTAAAATTTTGGATTCTCAAATGGAAACAGGTACGCCATATATTCTTTACAAAGACGCAGCTAATTCTAAGTCTAATCAACAAAATCTTGGCACCATTAAGAGTTCAAATTTGTGTTGTGAAATTGTAGAATATTCTGACGCAAATGAAACCGCTGTATGTAATCTTGCTTCTATAGCATTACCTGCTTTTGTTAATGAAAAAACAAAGGAATTTGATTATGCTAAGCTTCACGAAGTAACAAAAGTTGTAACTAATAATTTAAATCGTGTTATAGATATTAATTTTTATCCAACCGAAAAAACTAAAAATAGTAACTTTAAACATAGACCTATTGGTATTGGAGTTCAAGGACTTGCTGATGCTTTTATTCTCATGGACATTCCTTTTCATTCTGAAGCAGCAAAAAATGTTAATAAATTGATTTTTGAAACAATTTATCATGGAGCATTAGAGAAATCAAATGAAAGTTCAATATTATTAGGAGCGTATAGTTCTTTTGAAGGTTGTCCAGCTTCCAAGGGAGTTTTACAATTTGACATGTGGAATACTACTCCATCACAACGTTATGATTGGTCTTCTCTTAAAGAATCTATTATTAAATATGGTTTACGCAATTCACTTTTAGTTGCTCCAATGCCTACTGCGTCAACATCACAAATTCTTGGTTTTAATGAATGTTTTGAACCGTTCACAAGTAACTTATATTCTCGTAGAACATTGGCTGGAGAGTTTGTTGTTGTAAATAAATATTTAATGAAGGAACTTATTCAGTTAGGACAATGGAATGAACAAATTAAAAATAATATTATTGCTAATAAAGGTTCTGTTCAGCAATTAACAGTGTTGTCTGAACACATTAGAGAGAAATATAAGATTGTTTGGGAAATGCCAATGAAACATTTAATTGATATGGCAGCTGATAGAGGCGCATTTATTTGTCAAAGTCAGAGTCTAAATCTTTGGATGGAGGATCCCACATATAACTCATTAACCTCAATGCATTTCTATTCATGGAAAAAAGGTCTTAAGACAGGAATATATTATTTAAGAAGAAAGGCTAAACATCAAGCTCAACAATTTACAATTGAACCAGACGCAAAAGATCCTGAAGAAAAAGATGAAATTTGCGAAATGTGTTCGGCTTAAACAAGTTTATAAAATTTAAACTAATATAAATTTAAATTCTATAACAGTTAGTAACTATAACAATTTTATATCTTTCGATATTTTAATAAATGTATTACATTTTTCATTTAAATCTATGTCATGTTTTAATTTCATAAAACATCTCAAAGTTACGAGTATGTCATTAAATGAATTATGTAGATTATTTGGAATACTTTCGAATAATTTTTGATGCAATTCTAACAGTTTTGGAAATTTTATATATTCTTTACCAAATTTATCAATTGCTTTTATATTACATAAATCAATTGATTCTTGTAATGTACAGCATATATTTTTATAATTTGTTAAGAAATGAAGATTATATTTATATTCTTTTACTTCATTTTCTGGAATATTAGATTCTGTATCATAAATAAATCTAAGTAACTCTACCTTGACCACATTTATATCAAACGATACATTATGTCCAACTAGTAAGTCAACAGTTCTTAAATGACAAAAGAATTTGTTTAAAACTATCTCGATATTAATGCCATTTTTTTGTGAAGTTTCATTTGTTACCCCGTGTATTTTTATAGACTCTTCTGGTATAATTATTCCATCTTTTAATTTAACTATTGTATCACTCGATTCAACTATATCATTTAAAATTGTATCGTATATTACATAGCTAAATTGTACAATATGAGGCCATAAGTTTAATGTATCGGGATTCATAATTTTTGATTTTGGGAGACAAGTGGTCTCTGTGTCGAAGACTAAAACGCGCATTATATTAATTGAATCTTAAAGTTTAAGCTTTTATTTTAAAAGTATTTAATGTAATTAATAAAGGTTTTTATCTTTCATTTTTTTATTTAATTTTAAACTATGAATATATTAGAATAATTATGTGTTATATATATCATACCATTATCGTCTAGTTTTTTAAAACTATTAACTAATTCTAATTCATCTAGTTTATTAAAATTTTCAAATTCTATAATATAATAAAAAAATTTAAAAGTAGGTCCATCATGCCAACATATGCGTTCAATTTCAATTTTCATATCATAATTAATAATTTTACCAAGATTAATTATTAAATTATCTTTTTTTCTAATTATGTAATATTCATTATCTTTATTCATATGTTTTGCTGTTACACAAAATTCGTATAAAGGATATTCTTTTATTTCGTTGTTCATAATAATATATATCTATATTGTTTTATATCATTTAAACATAATTTTTACAAATTCCAAAGCTTCTTCTATGCCAAATTGTAATACCGTGCTCTTTAATTCCATCCATATGTCTTTTTGCTCCATACCCTTTGTTGGAATCAATACCATAATGTTCAGATAATGTTGGGTTTTGTTCGCATAATTCGTCTATGTATCTATCCCTTTCTACTTTAGCTAATATAGAAGCTGCTGCAATAGAAGCATACTTATTATCACCGCCTTCAACAGTTACATGAGGTATCGATTGAATTTTATTTGTACTTTTATCTAAGTACGTAACAGGATTGAAATAGTTACCATCAATTAATAAACTATAAGAATAATCATTACCTTCTTGTTGTCCTTTTTCTTTTAACTTTTTATTTAACTGTTTTCTAATCTCTAAAATTGAAGTATGCATTGATAATTGTGTAGCTTGTAAAATATTTATTTCATCAATTTTCTTTTCATCTTCAAAGCTTATATACCAAGCTAAAGCATGATCCTTTACATATTGTGATGCTTCTTCAATCTTCTTTTTTGAGTGATATTTTTTGCTATCTTTAACCATCGAACAATCGAAACTATCATCTTTAGGTAAAATTACTGCTGCTGTATAAACTCTTCCAAACATTGGTCCTCTTCCAACTTCATCAACACCAACCTCATATACTTTATCATTTTCATTATAACACTTCTTTAATACTGGTTGAGTAATTTTTGGTTTAACTGTTTTTAATTTTGTTGTTTTTGGCATAATGATATATTCTTCATCTGATTCAGAATCATCAATTATTTCAGCACACTCGTAGTCGGTCTTCATTTTTAATTTATAATTATATTATTATTTGATAAATACAATTCAATTTTTTAATGTAATAAATATAAATTATATATAGTTGTAAACTTTTTTCACTATATAAATTATACAATGAATACTGAAGCATTATTTCTTTTCTTGATTTTATTATTAGGACTTCTTTTATGTTCCTTTTTAGGAGGTAATTGTGGTAATGAAGGTTTTACTGGAGAATTTTCTGGAACAATTACAAGTAAACAAACTGATAATAATAACAAAAATACGACTAATACTACAAATGGAGCATCAACTAGTTCAAATGTAAATTATGATAACTATAATCATTTTAATGGTTCATCAACTCAATTAGCTAGTGGAACTTCATTTTATGGACCTAATGGAGGTTCTGTTGTTGTAAATACAGATAGTAATGGACAACAAAGTTTACAAGTTACATTAGCAAATGGACAACAACCTATGACATTTTCATCTCAACAATCTTCTACTACAGTTAGTAAAGAAAGTTATACTAATTATTATGGCAACAATGGAACAGCTACAACATATTATGGACCCAATGGTGCCACTGCTACCGTAGTTAATGGAGATAACGGACAACAAGCTATAAATGTTCAAACATCTTCAGGTTCTTACACATATACTCAATCAGGATCCTCATATTATAATCCTGATAATACTACTTCTACACAATACTATGGCAGCACAGGCTATCCAATTCAATCTAGTGACAATAGTTTAGCATATCAAGGACCTTACGGAGGAAGCGCTGGTTCTGTAACTGGACCTCAAGGTAATACTGCTTCTTATGCTCAAGGACCTCAAGGTAATACAGTTGCTGGAATAACCACTGGAGGATATGGTGATCAATATTATAGTACCATGCCTCAAGGCATTTCTAAGAGTCAAATACCTGCTGGCCAAGAAGATTTGTATATTTTGAAATCTCAAGTTGTTCCACCTATTTGTCCAGCCTGTCCAACTAGTGCTGCTTGTCCAAGACAAGAAAAGTGCCCTCCATGCCCAGCATGCGCCAGATGCCCCGAACCTTCTTTCGAATGTAAAAAGGTTCCTAACTATAATGCTATTGGAAGTGACTATCTACCAACTCCAGTTTTAAATGACTTTTCTTCATTTGGAATGTAAATTAAATTATTTATTAAAAATTATTTAAATAATTTAAGCAAAGCTCTTTAGGTTCTTCTAGTATTTCTTTTATTTTTTATTACTCTCTTTTTAATTGAACCTCTTTTATTTTTTATTTTAGTATTTCTTGTTTTTGTATTATTTTTCATCCTTCTATTTTTTACTGTTCCTGCTGCCTGTATTGCTGTATCCATTCTGTATTTTGGCATATTAACCATAGAACTAACCGACTTTCTTGGTTTAATCATTAATTTATACATGTTTGGTAAACCCTTACCTATGTCTTTTAATGAAACTTCTTCAATCTCACGGACAGATGATAGATCTAATAATATATTGTTTATTGATTCTAAATCATTTTTAAGGTTTCCACTCTCATTGAAATTTAATAAACTGGATTCTACTTTATCGCTGTTTCCGATATTTATTTTAATACTATCAAATTTAGATGCTAATTCAGATAAACCTTCTTCACTTAGTTTACTATTTATAGTATCATAATTATAAAGTAATCCATTAGTTGAATAATTTAATTTATTTTTTGTCATTCTTACAAACAATTGATTACAGTATTTTACTAAAAATAAACATAAATATTCATATGATTCAACAATTGAAATTTGTTTTTTATATGTTTCCTTTTCCTCTGGTGTAAAATCTTCAAAAGAATCTATCTCATTTTTTAATTTACTCAATTCATAATAACCACTCATGATTTTTAAGTCAACATCATTTATTATATCAAAAATTTTTCTAATTATACTAAAATTTATTGCATCTATATTATCGATAAATTTATTTGTTACAGAATTAATTAACTTTAAATTATTATATATATATTCTATCAAATAAAAATTAATATCACACCATTTTTTCATGTCATAAATAATATTATCACCTTCAATTATATCAATATTATTTAATCCAATAATATAGTCAATAGCGTCTGGTTGTAAATATTCAATATCTACAAATGTATCTATTATTTGAGAATAATAATTTCTAATATTAATAGCATCTTGTAATGTAGATTTATCTTCATTTAATGTCGCAATTTCATCTGTTACATCTTGTAATGATTTGAGTTTTGGTTGAAAACTATTTAATGAGTAATATGTTTGAAGCATTAAAATTGAAATACAATACTTATCAATGTTATCAATAGAGTTATAATTAAAATTAGTTTTATCAGGTGTTATTAAACCTTCATGTTCAGAGCTATTTGTTTTAATTAAATCGGAAAAACATTTTAATATATAAATTTGATTTTTTCTATAACTTTCTTCATTCGGACCACCTCCTGAAATTACACAATTATTACCAAAACATTTTTTCTGTATTTTATTATCAATTTCAGTCGTAGATTCTGGCAATACTTCTTCTTCTAATTTTATTTCTTCTAATTTAGTTTCAGGCAATACTTCTTCTTCTAATTTTATTTCTTCTAATTTAGTTTCAGGTAATACTTCTTCTAATTTTATTTCTTCTAATTTAGTTTCAGGCAATACTTCTTTTTTTATTTCTTCTGTTTGAATAGCAGGAGGTGCCGATGCTGGCGATTTTTTTTTTGGTGCTTTTGGTGCTTTTTCAACTGGAGCAGATGTAGGTGTTTTCTTTCTTGAAAAATCTGGTAATTCTGATAATATTGTATTAATAGTAGATTTAAATTTATCATACTTATTTGTTTGTGAAGCGAATTTACCTTTTGCTGTTTTAATATTAGGTAAAATATGGTTTACAATATCAGATAGAGAGAAAATAAAGTTTATTTTTGTATTTATGTCACTATTCCAAAAAATTACTTTTTGAGAAGCACCTTTTAAAGTAGCTATATTTTTACTATATAAATCATTTAACTCTTTTAGAACACCATAAAACTCTTCAACGTCTTCAATTTGTTTAAGTGAATTCAAAATTCTTTCGTAAATAGGTATGTTTTTCTTTAAGTCATCATAAGCACTACCTGGTAATAAAACATTACCCTTTTTGTCAACTACGGGTTCACCGTTAATGTCTAACATTTGAGGCGGGTTTACTTTGCTATATGGTTGAGAAGACATTGTTTTCATGGACTGTAAAGCCTTTTCGATAAATTCTATTATTTCTTGTTTAATTCTCTCGAAATCTTCTTTTGATATAACAACTGGTTCAATAATAAATTCATTATCAGTAAATATATTTCTCAGTTGTTCAATTATTTTATTATAATAAAATTGTGTTAATTCATTTTCATTTCTCTCAATTTCACCAATAAAATTTCTGTCAACAGATTCCTTTAACTCATTATATGATTCTTCTAACGCATTATAATCACTAACATAACCATCTAATGATTTTTTAATTTCTTTTTGTTTTGAAGTTTTTTTAGATGGATCTTCTATTTGTGAAACTTCTGCCATTTTTCTACTTTTTGATTGAGCATCAGCATAAGCAATATCAACAGATTCTTCAACAAATCTTATAATATCATTAGCTTTATTTCTTACATCAACTCCGCTTGCCAATGGACCTCTTTCTTTTACCAAAGAGGATTCAAATGGTATTGCTGCTTCTGTATTAATTGTTTTCTTTTTGCTAGAACTAGAACTTATTTTAAACTCTGTTGGACTTTCACCTTTTAATAAGGTTTCTTTATAAATAGGTAAATTCATTAGAAACTTACCTTCATTTTCAACATCACCGTAAGTAAAATATGGCGCAAAATATAACGCAAATTTTGAAGGCGGAGAATAAATTGTTGACGCTCCATTAACTAATGCTGTAAAATATGCGTTTTCATCTCCTGTTATTTGCATACATTCGGCATATTTATTTCTATTTAAAAATAAGGAATCAGTACATCTACTTTTGTCTCCAATATATTTAATTTTAAGTAAAAATATGCTCTCAAAAGCATAATTTCTAACAACTCCTGCTTGTTGTGTAAATATTTCTCTCAATTTTGGTGAATCCATATATAATTTTTGAGCGACCTTAACAATTGATTCACTTACATCTACATTATCATCACTAACTATTCCAATTGTACCTGAGAATATCTTTTTAACAACATCGTTAATTCCTTCGGAAACTGAAGGCCCTGCTGTGTCAGAAAAATAAAAATACCATCTTTTAAATGTGTTATCCTTTAATTCTAGTTCAAAATTGCTTACTAAATTATCTGATAGACTTGGTACAAATGATGTTTTATTCACAGTATATGTTATCAACTGTTTAAGAGCAAATGGATATTGATCAGAATTAACTTTCCAATTTTCGCCTAGTTTATCTTCACAATCTAAATTTATTTCGTCAAATCCAACATAAACAAAATGGGAATAAACTCTTGCGTTATTTTTTGAATTTGTTGTATTCTTTAAAATAACTTTTAAAAAGGTCATTCTTACAACAGCACCTTGTAAATTACCTTGATTATCGAATATAGTCATAAAAATATCCATTTCAGGTGGGAAATACTCTGGCATGTTTTCACCTCCTTGCAATGAACTATCTAAAACACCAGATACTACTTGAAATTTAAACGGATATTTATTATTTAAATCTTGTTCAATATTTGTTTCAATAGCAGTTTGACAAGGTGATTTAAATTCTTTCTTTTTTGCTTTTGGCTTAGCAATTGCTAATTCGCTTGTATCAGAACCACTCTCAGACGCAGCCGTTGTACTACCTTGTGAATTTTCTTCTCTTTCTTCCTCTTCATCTTCTTCCTCTTCAATAACGCGTTCAACGTTAATTACAGCACAATTATCAGAACAGTTTAAGCTGTCCATAACTTTTTCGATAACAGGCGCAATATTCATATCATTAACTGTTCCAAATTGTTTTATAATAAATCTATCATCGTTTGAAATATCACAACCATTATCCATTTTAGTTCTTAATTGATTATAAGCATCTTTATTATAAATTTTTGGATATTCGGAATATATTCTCTCTTTAATAGTTTCATATAACTCATTTACTTTCTCTATTCTTTCATTTATTTTTTCTTCAGGTCCATCACAGACTACACTCGTTACATCAGGATATTTAAAATCTGGGTGAATTTGAGGAGATATTGATTTTGATATTTTTTTAAGTATTTCAATAAATATATTTTCGAATATAAGATGTCTAGCTCTATTTTCAGGTGTCATTCTTTCAGAAAGTTTTGAATCTGGTGCTCTAACACCATAAAATTTATATGTTGCTCCTCTAAGAATACTAGTTTCATCAATAGCTCCACCGCCTTGTTCTTCTTCATCTTCTTCTACCTCTATGTGTTTGTCTGTTCTATAAAGTTCCGCAAGAAAATCCTTATATAATTTATCAAAGACTTCTTGAGAGAAAAAATCATTGAAATTACTCTTTGTTATTTTTTTACCATCTATCTCAAAATTATTTATAAAAGCACTTGGATTGCCTTCTTCTTTACTTTTATAAAGCATCTCATAACAAGGAACAATATTTTCAATAATAGTAACTTTATCTCCTGAATAAATTACTTCTGGTTCACCTGATGGTAATTGTTTAATACTATCTATTTTAATTGAATATACATGTTTTCTCTCATTCATACTCCATACATCATGCATACCTTTGTCCCATCCATCTGAAGTAAAACCTAAAAATATAATTTGCGCATCTCGTCCTTGAAGAGTTAGTTTGAGTCTGTTTCCTAATGGATTACAATTCATATTTATATCATTGCCAATTGTTATAAACTGACCAAAACTATCCATTATTTTTTGAATATCTAAGTTGTCACCATTTTTGTATTCTGAATTGTCGAGTAATTGGAAACTATCATCACCAATTATCAAAATACCAACTACTCCTTGTTTTCCTGAAAAACTGGTTTTAACTAATGTATTCATGAAATTATTTGAATAAATATTTTCTGTAATTCCTTGAGTTAATTGGTCTACATCAACATCTTTTTTTAATACACCTTTTGATATTTCAGTAACCCAAGATGAAGAACCAGAAGTTCTACCACCTCTGAAATCATGGCATTGGTCTAAAGGCATAAAAAGAAGAGTTGTCATTATATTTTCACATTTTTGAAGATAAATTGGTGTTATATTTGTTATATTTATTCTATCCATCTCTTTCCAATTAGGGTCTATACTACCAGTTGTTTGGTTTACTATTGTATAATAATTTTGAAGACTATTGCCATATTTATGGTGTTGAGTTTCAAAATTACTACAATTAGATTTAACATCTTTCAAATCATTATTAAATACATAAATATTAGGGTCTAAATCATTAGAAGTATTTATATGAAATGTTTCAGCAACATCATTTAAATTACATAATAACAATTTATTCCATGTATGATAAAAATAAGGATATGGTTCTCCTAGTAGAAATTCAGGAATAGATATAGATGATTGTTCGGTTCCAGTTCTCTCAATTCTTACCATTTCCTCTCGAGGTTTAAATGTTATTCCTGCTGTTGGTTCTTCTTTTTCATCTTCTGTTACTGCTTGTCTTTCTATTTTTAATTTTCTTAACATATATTATAATTATAAAATATTTAATTATAATGTATATAACCTAAATGTTACATTTATTCTCGTGTCTTAATACATTTTTTATCCATTTGAAATGTAGCTGTTTTGTCTTCTTGAGGTACAATATTAATAACACATTTGGCCTTTTTACCATATAATGGTTCTGTACATCCCTTTTCTTTCTTACTTCTTGTTTTAGTTTTTTTAAATGTAAATACCTTTGGTTTCTCATCAGTACATCTTGATCTGAAATGTTCGTATCTTTCTCTTACATCACAATATGTCAAATTAGATTTTTTATTCAACATTCTATTAACAGTTTCATGAAGTTCATAAATATAACGAGAGAAGGTTTCCCTACTTTTCATATGACACATCTGTAACGGTTTCTTTTTAAGATTATTTGCTAAATTAATTCTACAATACTTACATGGTAATACATTTCTTAAGTTTAAAACAAAATCTCTATAATGTTTTTTATTTTCTTGTGTTGGCTCTACAGGATAATTGAAGCTCATTGTATGAAGATAATGCCACATAGCAGGACCCCAAACAGTTGTGAGCATTCCATCTCCAGAACTATAATCTGATTTTTTATAAGTATTTTTTTTTGTTTTATTATGTGTATTCCTATTTTTACGAGTTTGTGTCATTATATATTATTTAAATATAAAAAATAAAATATATATAAAATTTATATGGATTCGAATACCCCATTTAACTTGATGATTTTTACAGATGAAACCAAAAAAGTTTGCTTATGCTCAGCTACTTCAATCATTCTTATAGTTCTTTTTATAATTAGTCCATTAAGCAATTTCTTTACAATATCTTTGTTAATGAAAATTGTAACATTAGTAATCTTAGTTTATACAGTTTATTTAAACAATAAACAAACACAACTATTAAGAGAGGCTAGTTCACTCATAAATTCTGAAAAACTTAAGTCACAACTAAATTTAAATATAATATGTAGTTATGTATTTACTGTATTCATAGGTTTATTAGGTATTTTTGTTATCAAAAGTCTTTTCTGATTTAGTTAAAGAGAGAAATGATTTAGAAAAAGATTGTTTAATTTCCATTATTTTTTTATAATATAGTTTATCATTTGGGTAAGTATATTTTTTTATTTCAATTAGCTCTCCATTATTAGTTCTAAATAACATATAAATATATTAATTTAATATCTTTATATTGTATTCGTTAAAACAGAATGTTAATTTCTTCTAGAATATATATAAATGGCTACCGCAAAATATATTAACTTTAATCAAGGTTTACCAATGGGGGAAGACTCTACTAGTATTTTTTCAAGAATTAAAAGCGCAGGAAGTAATTTAAATAGTACAACATTAATAATTATTGTAGCTGTTATATTATTTGCTGTTATTGCTGGCATTTATTATTATTATTACATGTTACCTGAAATGAAGGCAAAATACCAACCAAATAGTGAACGTGTACAGGAGGGTGGAAATGGAAATGGTAGTACAGCCGAACTTCTATTTTTTTATGCTGATTGGTGTCCTCATTGTAAAACAGCTAAACCAATATGGAATGACTTAAAAGCTGAATATGAAAATAAAACAATTAATGGATATAAAGTTGTATTTACTGATGTAAATTGTTCTGAAGAAACTGCTGAAGTTGATAAGATGATGAATCAATATAATGTTGAAGGTTATCCTACCATAAAATTATTAAAGGATGGTCAGATTATTGAATATGATGCTAAACCTTCAAAAGAAACACTCACTCAATTTTTAAACACTGTTCTATAAATTGTCTAGCAGTTTCTGTACCATTTTTAAATAAATCGCGTCTAACTTCTACATTACTTAATGCGTTTTTTAAAACGTCAAAACTTAAATATTGAGCATCACAAATTACTTCATTTTTAATTTGTTGTTGATTATGTTCTGTATTAACACTAAATACAGCTTTAAATAAAAAACTTAGTAAAAAATCCAACATTGTAGATTCAGAATTTACATTTTCTTTTTCATCTCTATATTTATTTTTAAACCCTAGTATTTCATCAGGTTTTTTCCCTGATTCAATACAATAATTTAATGGATAATTACATGCCATTCCTCCATCGATGTAGCATTTATTATCAATACATACTGGTGTAACTAGTATAGGTAACCCACAAGTCATTTGTATAGCAGTCATAAGAGATAATTTTGGATGTGTCAAATAAGATATATCTTGTACTTTATATTCATTAATTTCAAATGAATATATGTGTAATTCTATGTTAGACAATTTATGAAAATCTTCTAAATTTATATCCATAGGAATATCTTTAGCATCAAGTAGAGGTTTAAAACATTTTTCAATTGTTTTTAAGTCAAAAATACCCTTCTTAGTGTAGGCGTCAAAAATATTTTGAACTTTAATAGGAAATACATCCTGCCATGGTCGTTTAATAATATAATCATTTATGGTTTCCCAATCATATTTAAGGCAAATTAATACACCTACAATTGCTCCTGCTGATGTTCCATAAATTGATTCAATATTTTTCATATCTACTTTTTCATTTTTTTCAAGATGTTGAATAGCACCAAGAATTTGTATCATTATTGGACCACCCCCAGAAATAACCAAGTGTTTTATTGTCATTATTTTATTTAACACAATTATTTTAATATTATATTTCAAAATATAATTTTATATAATACTATTTTATATGACAAGTATTAATGCAAACCAAAATATTTATATACAAGATGATGGTATTGGAAATATTGAGTATAAATTAGGATTATCTGGAACATATTTACCTCTTTCTTTTCCTTGTACTATAAATAATACTAGTGCTCCAACAAATATTACAGTATTTTTTACTACAAATTTAACATTTAACAATTCAAATCAATATTTTGTTTGCGGTAGTTCTAATATTATATTTGATGGAGCCCAATATACAATTACCCTTAATGGTATTACTAACTATGATGGTTTAATACAAAATGGAACCTTTATTAGTGATGGTAATAACAATATAACAGTACAAGGTTTTATTGTATCTAGTATTGGCAGCAGTCTTTCAAGTGATGCTGGTTATGTATGCCAATCATATTTTGCCAAAAATAAAATAAACAATATAGTACAAAATTGTTCAAGTGATGGTATTATTGGTGGTTCTGGCGGGATTTGTGGAAGCTATGCTGCTTATTCTACTGGAAATTTAAGTATCTTAAATTGTCATACAACTGGTTTAATGAATGGAACGTATACTGGTGGCATATGTGGCGCCAATGCAGGAAATGGAGTATTTTCAAGTAGCATTGGTACTGTAAATATTACAAATTGTTATAGCACTGGAGGTATACAAGCTCCTTATGGTGGAGGTATTTGTGGTTTTAATGCGGGTAATGTTAATATAACAAATTGTTATAGCATTGGTTCTATTGGTGTAACATCCGATTATGCTAATGGTGGAATAGTTGGCGGATATTCTGCTAATAATGGAGGAACTACAGTAGTATCAAATTGTTATAGTTTAGGTACTATTGGTACAGGAAATATATCTGGCGCACCTAATAGTGGAATTGTCGGAACATTCGCATCAAGTGGAGGCACATTAGAAATTAACGATTGTTATTCATTCGGAAATATAAATACAAGTGCTTCTGGTATTTGTGGTGCTGGAGACGCAACAATAACAATAAATAATTGTTACTCTATTGGAAATATACCTTCAAATGCATCTGGAATAAGTGGTTTTTCAAGCGGTACATTAAATATAAATAACTGCTATACTATTGGAGTTTTGATAGATGGAACTTCAGTAGGCATAGCAAATACAGTTCCAGGAGTTACTATTACTAATAGTTTTGCTTCAGGAACTGGAATTTGGTCTGACATAACAGCGAATACATATTTAACAGGAACCCCTGTTTCTGGTTCTCCAATTGTTCTTGGTCCAGTATGGAATTCAATAACACCAAATACTCCATATTTGCTTGCTACTTTTGACGATACTATATATAATCCAAGTAGTGTAACAACCAGCACTCTTGTTGGGGGTGTATACACAAGTCCTCAAGGATTATTTATAAACTCAGGAACTTCATACCAATTAATAAATAATACTGATGTTCAAATTACGATAAATACAAATAATGGCATAATAACGTTTAATCTAGGAATAGATCCACCAACAGCAACATATAATCCCAAGGTATTTGTTTCAGCTAATTTGGGTGGTTTTTTTTATTATGGATACAATTTTAATTCATTTACATTAAATTACGTTCAATACATTCCACCAACACCAATATCTTATATTTGTTTTCCAGAAAATACTCCAATAAAAGTTGACCAAGGTATTATTTCAATTCAAAAAATAAATCCATCAATTCATACAATTAATAATAAGAAAATTGTAGCAATTACAAAAACAATAAGTAGGGACAATTATTTAGTATGTTTTGAAAAAAATTCTCTTAAATTAAATTATCCAACAGCAAGAACAATTATGAGCAAAAATCATAAACTTTTATATGCTGGTAAAATGATAGAAGCAGATTACTTTGCGAAAAGATTTGACTTTATTGAAAAGATAAAATATAATGGTGAGTTTTTATATAATGTATTGATGGAAGAACCTGAAACGATGTCAGTTAATAATATTATATGCGAAACATTACACCCTAAAAACATGATTTCACTATTATATAATAGCAAAATTGATAATATTTATAAAAAAAAGATAACAGAGATTATAAATAATAATTGTTTAAAAAAAGAAAGAGAGAATCCTAGAAAAGTTAGAACATTTCATAATATGACATATAACTTTTAGAAAATTTTTATTTTAAAACTATAATGTTGTAAAAGATATTTAATAAAGTAATTCATTCAATTTTATATTTTTTTTTCTTAAATGTATTTAAATGGCAAATATATTTACTTTGGAAAATATCGAAGACTTCTCAGAAAAGGTGAATATCGACGAATTATATGAAAAAAAACGAAAACAAGATTTGAATAAATTAGATTTATTTAATAAGATTTTAAATAGAATACATGTAAAAATTAAAACAGTATCGCGTCAAAAGGTAGACGAACAAGCATGTTGGTTTTTGGTTCCAGAAACAATAATTGGTGTACCAAGATATGATCAAGCTGGATGTATAGCATATTTAATTAGCAAATTACAAACAAATGGATTTAACGTAAGATATATACATCCTAATTTGCTTTTTATATCATGGAACCATTGGGTACCTTCATATGTTAGAACAGAAATAAAAAAGAAAACAGGTATAACCCTTAATGAATATGGTAAAAAAGTAGAAGAAAATGGTGATGGTGATGGTGACGTAAAGGCAATAGAACCTTCAAATCCAAATGATTATATGTTAAGAGATCAAAATATGGAACAAAAGGGTGGTAAAGGTCCAAAGAAAGAATATACACCAATTAAGTCGTATAAACCTTCAGGTAATTTAATTTATGATGATGAACTTTTAAATAAAATTGAGGATAGATTTCTTTAGTTTACACATTTTAAAATTTAAAATGAGATAAATGTTAGTAAAAAACAAATCGTAAGAAGTAACACATATTTTGTAATTTCTTGAAATGTTATAAAAAAATGACTCTGTTTTAATGAAAAAATATTGCGGATGAATAAAAAATAAATTAACAAAATTAAAAAGTTCAGTGTTAAAAAGTAGCCGAATGTATTTGTGCGAAATATAACAAAAAATAATGTTAGGATATACATAACTGTTGTTGTTCCAAAATAATAATCTATAAATATTTTGTCACGAAATAAATATTCCATTTCAGGATAATGAGTAATATTGTCACCAGCAGTATAATTTTTATCCTTTATTTTCTTACATATATATGAAATAGGACATTCTCCATCTATAAATGTATACAAAAGCATTATAGCAAAAAAATAAATTATGTAAAATATATCTAATGTAAAATTTTTTATAAAAAATGGAAATAGTATTAATAATGGTGAATGAATTAAATGTAACCCGCCTATAATTGAGATAAGCATACTTATTATATGATTAAATGTTTATGCTAATTGCTAATATATTTTTGACTAGCTTTAAATAACCAAGGCTTTAAGTTAAATATTATAATATTTAAATATTTAATTTAAAGACGCCTCTACTACATGATGAAGGGAAAATCTTGAAAAATGGGAAAAAGTCTCCAAAAAAGGTCCCTTCATGTGTAGTATCGATATATGAAATTTTTTGGGGAAAGTTTTTTTGAGTTTTCAATTTTGGACATTTATTTTGTCCATTTTTGAAATCCTTGGATATTTTATGGCAAATAATGCAATTGTGTGACCATAATTGAAAATTAGCATCTGGTTACCAAAAAAATAATTCTAAAATTGTGACGATAATTTTTTATTGTTTTTATTTAAAAGTATTTAGAAGTAATTTTCTGTCACCTATATATGGTGACATTAGGTGACGATTTTACATCAAAAATAGACAAAAATTTTTATTGCGAAACTTGTGACTTTAAATGCTCTAAAACAGGTGATTGGAATAGACATTTATTTACAGCAAAACACCAAAAATATGTAAAAGGTGACATTTTGGTGACAAACGGTGACGCAAATTACATAATTTACATCTGTGACGTATGTAATAAAAATTATACATCACGAAACGGATTATGGAAACATAAAAAGAAATGTCAAATAAATAATGCGCCAGACTTGTCAAATAAAGATGATTTAATTATGATGCTTATTAAACAAAATTCAGAATTAATTAAAGAGCAAACTGATATAAAACAAATGATATTAGAACAACAAAATGTTGTATTAGAAATAGCCAAAAATGGTACACATAATACTACTACTACTCATACAAATTCACATAATAAAGCATTTAATCTTAATTTCTTTTTAAACGAAACATGTAAGGATGCTATGAATATTATGGATTTTGTTGATTCTATTAAATTACAATTATCTGACTTAGAAAATGTAGGTAAATTAGGGTATGTAGAAGGTATATCTAATATTATAGTTAAAAATCTAAAAGAATTGGATGTTACAAAACGTCCAGTTCATTGTACGGATAAAAAGCGCGAAGTTTTATACATTAAAGATGAGGATAAATGGGAAAAAGAAGACGAAGATAAACAAAAAATGCACAAAGTAATTAGGAAAGTTGCTTGTAAAAATCAACGACTTATTCCAAAATTTAAAGAAGAACATCCAGATTGTGGCAAATATAATTCAAAATTTTCGGATCAATATAATAAAATTATTGTTGAATCGATGGGAGGCCCTGGTGATAACGATTTGGAAAAAGAAGATAAAATAATACAAAAAATATCAAGAGAAGTAATTGTTGAAAAATAATTATTTTAAAGTTATAATCAATAATTATTATAGCTTTAAATTAGTCACATATATACTTATACGCCAACAGAACCAAATAATTTGCGGGCATTAAACAACGCTTGCTTTTTTAAACTTTCTTTAGCCGCAGTAATAGAGCCAGTTTGTTCTAAAGTTCTTGAAGCAGCATCAATGGCAGTAACCCATTTTTTTCCAGTTTTTGTTTTTTTTCCGCCTCTCATTCTTCTAGTTCTGGTTTTATTTCTATTTCTTCTAGTAATTTTATTACGCCTTGTAGTCATTTATATATATTAAAAACATTAAATATTTAATCACTAAATTATTAAATATTTAAATAAAATCTAACGCTTAACACCTATTGTTTAAGAGCGAGAAGCGGAGGCAGCACGGGAAGCAGCGGCAGCGGCAGCACGACCAGCGGCAGCAGCACGACTAGCAGCAGCAGAGGCAGCACGACCAGCAGCGGCAGCGCGGGAAGCAGAGGCTGAGCGGGAAGCAGAAGCAGCGCGGGAAGCAGCGGCAGCAGCACTACGAGAGGCAGCGGCAGCACGACCAGCAGCAGCGGAAGCACCGCGAGCAGCGGCACGGGTTCTTCCACGAGCAGCAGCACGGGAAGCGGATCTAGATCTAGACATTGAGCGACGACGACGTTGAGTTCTTGCCATTTATATATATAACTTACAAAAAAAATTTATGAACGCCTAAATTAAATTTATTAAACTTAGGCGTTTTTCTAAATTAAATTATTGCCCCCAAACACTATTTGTTGAATGCCACCACATTTTATTTTCCTTTTTTACATTGTAAATTGCCCTAAACACATTAGTTCTTGATAAAGGAACATTACATCGATATTTATCTAAAGGATGAGGATTAGTTTTTAATTGTGCTAGAATAGCCTTTTTGGAAATTTTTTGTCTGGATTGAACAGCAAAGAATACAAAAAAAGCTTCATATGATAATGATTGAATTGGTAAAATATCTTCATTTTTAAGCTGAAAATCTCTTAAGTATTCTTGACAAATGGCTAAACCAGAAATATCTGCTAAATCTTCTCCTATACTTGGTTCAGCATCAAATACTATATTGTCGTATCCCGCAAAAACTTCATATTGCTTAATAACATCCTCTTGAATTTTTTTAAATGCGATCATATCATTTTTTGTCCACCAATTATTTAATCTTCCAAATTCATCATACTTACAACCCCAATCGTCTAAAGCATGTGACATTTCATGCGCTATAGTAAAACCAATACGCGACAAATTATATTCTAATCCTCTTTCATCTAAATCAACAAAGGGTTTTTGTATATATCCTAAAGGTATATATATACCATTTTCAGTTGGAGTATAAGAAGCATTTACTACATATGCTTGAGTTCCTATAAACTTGGGAGGAATTTGCGTCCAATCAATTACAGGAATATCTGTAATTTTTTTACCAACTAATTCAACCGCTTTATCATGTCGCCAAAAACACATTTTCATTAAATTACCCCATGGATCATCTTCTTTATAATCAAGTAAAGGATCTTCTCTCAAAATTTCTGGGGAACCTACAGTTAATTTTAATTTTTGTAATTTTTCTAAAGCTTTTGCTTTTGTTTTTGGCTGCATCCAATTATTTCTTCTAATAATTCTAATAAATACAGTTTTTAAATCTTCTGCCATTGTTTTAACATAACTAATTGCTTGAGGGTTGTTATATCTTGAAATATATTCATTTGTTAAAAATGTGTTAAATAAAAATCCCATTGGAAAAATTGATCTAATACTATCATCAACCTTAGCTTCTTGACCTCTAACAAAATTACCTTCAAATTCAAAAAAATTGGTTGACCCTTTTTCATTCCATCTACATTGTTGACGTATGTATAAATAAATCCAAAATGTTTTCCATTGATCACTATCCCATCTTTCAAGTAATAATTTAGTTCCACACAACAAATAATTTACATTAGATGTTACAAAATTTTCAGGTATTTTTTTAAAACCAAGTTCTTTACAGAATTCTTCCCAATTAAACCCAAAATTTTTTAAAGCTTCATCCTTTGATATTAAATTGTAATCATCATCATCTGTTTCCTTAATTAAGTCACATGCCATAGCATTTAAAATTTCAAATTCTGTGTCAAATACATCTTTAATATTAAATCCATGATTCTCACCAAAAGAAATTGTAAACAAATTATTTAAATATGTAAAAAATTTCTTTCTGTAATTATTTTTGTATTTTTTTGTTTCTTCGTTATCAGAATTATCATCAAAATAAACATCAACGTCAATTAATGACAGTTGTGGAGGTTCTAAATAACATCTATATATTTCTGGATTTTTATCATCTGGGTTAATAGACCAAACAAAAGGACATCCACTAGATATAATTTCGTTTTTATTTATTATTCCTAATCTTTTCCATATGTTACCTTTATCCTTTCTTATTTCATCTATAAATTCAACATATGTATTTGTCAAACATTTAGTCTGTTCATCTGTATTATATCCTTTAAATGAATTATATGCTTTTTTAATACATATTGCTTTTTTACTGTTTTTTGTTTTAGGATTAGATATAAAATCTTCAGTTATTTGTATAAGTTCTCTGTAAACTTTATCCTGAGTAATTCTAAAGTCGTCTATTTGAACAATATATTGTTGTTGTTCTGTTAATTGATAATCTGTAATCCATCTGTCATTAATATATGAATAAAAATCATCATTTGGTTTAATCCCTTTTGGATTTACGGCTTGTTTTAGTTCAGACACAATTTCTTTTTCTAAATTAAAACTTGTAGATACAACATCAATATTTTTTTTTTTAAACAGTTCTTCAACTTTATCTTCAAATGTGGTATATGTATTTGCTGAATTTTTACACACAATTGCTTGTTGTTCAGGTGTTAAATATAATGATGTAGATAAATTTTCTTTTCTTTTTATAGTTTTATTTTTAGTTTCTCTCATTTTTTTTATATTATTAGTAATCATATAAAATAATATAATATTTAATTATTTTATATAATTTTATATCATTATATATAGTTAATTAATTTATGCGCTGCGATTTTTCATGCTACGGCAATAAGAACGTCTGCGTCCTCTCTTAGTTGACTTACATCCATTCTTCTTTCTACATTTGTCCTTAGATAATTTACGGCAAACGGAAGATTTTACACGGGCACGATAAATTTGCTTTTTAGTGCGTCTCATACTGCGAGTTTGTACCATTTTATATACTACATAAATATTTAAATTTATATATTTAATTAATTATTTCTAAATTACGCAGTAGGAGTTAAACTACTTGTTGCTAATTGTGTTTGTCCTGTAATAGATGGAGGTATTGGCATGCTAGATGGAATTGTAGATGGTATTGTAGATGGTATGCTAGATGTTGTAGATGGAATGCTAGATGTTGTAGATGGTATTGTAGATGGAATGCTAGATGTTGTAGATGGTATTGTAGATGGAATGCTAGATGTTGATGTGGATTGAACACTTATAGATGGTTCGGCAATAATAACAGCGGGTTTTTCTACAACAGGAGCAGTTGCTTTTTGAGTCTCGGTTATAATTTTTTTAGCTTCATTTTTAAGGTTATCTATTTGTTTTTGTGTAGTTTCTAATATTTTTGATTCAACTATTGCTTCATATAATTTAATTCCATTGACATAATCAGTTTCACATTTAATATATAAATCAACAATAAACCGTCTAGATTTTTCAACAGCTTTTTGTAATAATTCATCATTCAATTTTGGATTAATTCTAATAACTTTTTTCCCTGAATAAGGATCAATAACATATGTAAATAATTCATTAATAACAGATAATAATTTAGATTGATTATCAGCAGCAGTTTGAATCATTTTGTTAGTATTTTGAGCATAATCAACAAATAATTGGTCTTTTTGATTTAATGTATATTTGTTTTTAAGTACAGGAGGTGTACCTTGACAACCAGATTTTTTGTTGTAATCTCTCAATTTAATATCGCTGAATTTAGTAATTTCAGGGGGCATAGTTTCATTTCCAGTAAAAGCAGTATAAAAAAGTTTTAAATCTTTCATGAATTGTGATTTAGTTGATTCTGTCATTCCTGTAAAATTTCCATTAGAATAATCATAATTATCATCAAGATAAAGTCTCATAAGCTCGGTAATACCAGGTTCATCAGCAAGAGTTTTATCAAGACCATTTTTGTTAACATTCATATCACAAACTTTCGGTTGAAGAGTAACATTTCCAGTAACGTCGTCAATAATTTCTCCTTTTTTAAGTGCTCTAATTCTGTTATCGCAAATATTTAATTTATATAATTTTCTGTTAACATTTTTAGGAATTTTGTCTTTTTCTAACATTCCAGTTTTAACAGTTTGCCCAGTAGCATCTTTATATGTGTAAACAGGATTAATTGTCATAACAATAGCAGCAAATACATGTGCTACTTTGACATAAAATTTAGCAATGCCTATACATACACGCTTTTTTTTAATACCTTTTTGAGCATCATTAGAAATATCTAAACTTTCAAGATTATCTTTATTAATAAAAATAACCTTTTCTTTGTTAAGGTCGTTTACTTCAACTCCGCCTTTAATTCTTTGTGCGAGGTATGTGATTTCCATATCATTAAAATATCTTTCAATTATGTCAGAAGTTAAAACAACTAATTTATCACAATAAGCTTTTTCTGAAAGTTTGCTTAAACTCTTGAAATCCATAGTAAGAATATAATATGTAGCAATATAGTCTATGACATCATAAAAGTTATTAAATTCTTTTTCAGCAGACTTATTTGAATTAGTAGAAGCAATATTTCCCATATATTATAGTATCTTAAAAAAATAATTGAAAAATAATATAAATAAAATTGAATTAAAAATATTTTATCTAATGAAAGATAATATAATGATGAGCAAAGATAAGAGTCAAAAACGTAAAAATAATAATATAAATAAGACTGAACTATGGAATATATTTGATTCAGAAATAGAAAATCCAGAAAAGCAATCAATTCCACTAGAATGTATTTATGGTTCAGGAAATAGAGAGAATTGTGAAAGGTGTACAAGCAGTTTAGCATTTTCAGATGAAGGGTTTTTAACATGTACAAATTTAAAATGTGGTATTATATACAAAGATTTAGTAGACCAGTCAGCTGAATGGAGATATTATGGTGCTGATGACAATCAGAATTCAGACCCAACAAGATGTGGAATGCCAATAAATCCATTGTTACAAGAGTCGTCATTTGGTTGTAAAGTTTTATGTATGGGTCCAATGTCATATGAAATGAGAAAAATAAGACGATATACAGAGTGGCAATCGATGCCTTATAAAGAAAAATCTCAATATGATGAATTTCAAATAATTACCACAATGGCTCAACATGCTGGCATTCCAAAGATGATTATTGATGATGCTATTAAATATCATAAAAAGATATCGGAATATGAATTAACATTTAGAGGAGATAATAGAGATGGTATATTAGCGGCATCAATTTATATATCATGTAGGGTAAATAACTACCCAAGAACTGCTAAGGAGATCGCGTCAATATTTCATTTAGATGTTACAAGCGCAACAAAAGGATGTAAAAATGCGCTGGCAATTATAAATAATCTGGAAAAGGACATGGTAAACAAAGATAAAACAAATTTTGGTAAAACCAAACCAGAGGCATTTATTGAGAGATATTGTAGTAAACTTAATATAAATAATGAACTAACAAAGCTTTGTCAGTTTATCTCTATGAAAATAGAAAAAATGGATGTAATGCCTGAAAATACACCTCCTTCAATTGCTGCTGGTGTAGTATATTTTGTTTCACAAATATGTAAATTAAATGTAAGTAAAAGAGATGTTAAAGTTGTTAGTGAGACAAGTGAAGTAACAATTAACAAATGTTATAAGAAACTAGAAAAAATTTCAAAGGATGAAAACATAATTCCTGTAGCAATATTAAAGAAGTATAATTTAGAAATGAGTAAATAAATAATACAATTTTATATTTAAAAAATTCTTTTTTTTAGTTTTAAATATAAAAATAAAAGATGTATAAACACTATAAATGTCAAACGAGGTTAAAATTCCAAAACGTGTTTTCATAGTTCCTTATAGAAACAGAATTCAACATAAGTTCTTTTTTAGCAAATATATGAGTTTTATACTTGAAAATGATGAAGATTATGAAATTTATTTTACTCATCAATGTGACGCAAGAACGTTTAATAGAGGAGCAGTTAAAGATATAGGTTTTATTGCAGTTAGAAATAAATATCCTCAACATTATAGAGATATAACTTTCATATTTAATGATGTAGACACAATTCCTTTTACTAAAATTTTTGATTACGAAACAACGCATGGAGTTGTAAAACACTATTATGGTTTTAAATACGCGTTAGGAGGAATAGTTGTAATGAAGGGTGCTGATTTTGAGAAAACCAATGGTTTCCCATGTTTTTGGGGTTGGGGAATGGAAGATAATGCTTTACAAAAAAGATGTGAATCAGTTGGTTTAAAAATTGATAGAAGTGTTTTTTATAATATTGGTAGTCCTGAAATTCTTCAACTTTTTGATGGCATATCAAGAATTATATCGAAAAAAGATCCTTGGAGAGGTGAAAATGATAATGGAGTAGATGGATTAAGAACTATAACTCAACTTAAATATACAATTGATGAAAAATCTGAAAATCCAAATGATAATATTTTTACAGTACACAACGATAAAATAATGTTTGTAAACGTGACAACATTTTTAACACACATTCCATTTGGTTCTGAAGAATACTATAGTTATGATTTGAGAGAACCAAAAAGAAAAATAATAAATCCAGATAAAATAAAAGAAACTAAAAAGACAGTAGTAACAACAAATGATTGGTCAAATATTCCTCATTATCCAACAACAAGAGAAAAAAGAGAAAATGTTGTTAAATATTTAATGTCAATGGGTAAACCAGTTCCTCAAGATCTTTTAAGACAGATAGCAATTGATAAACAAAAAGAGGTTGAAGAAGATTCATATAATAATTTTAATAGTAGTAATGAAGAGGTACAAGCTCCTCCAGCTCCTCCTAGTCAAGAGCAAATATATAGAGCTCAGGTACAACAACATATATTAAGACAACAACAACAACAACAAATGAGACAACAACCGCCTCCAAATAAGTATTCTCCACAATACGCAGCATATATAGGAGCCAAACCTAGAGCTCAAGCAAGCGCAAGAGTAGGAATGGGTAATCGTCGTTAAATTTTATTTTATTTAAATATATTAATATGAGTAAAACAAAATCTAAAACAAAATCTAAAACAAAATCTAAAACAAAAAAGAACCATATTATAACAATTCCGTTAAAAACTAAATTTATAAATAGTATACTTTCTAGTTGGAAAAAACATACACACGGAGATGTGAAAAAAGACTCAAATAAAATGTATAAAAATGATTATTATTTATCTTTTAGCAGAACATGTGATTACTATAATCATATACATTTAGTATTACATGATTATAATTGTGATGATAATCATAATAATATTGTATATATAATGAAAAAATTTGACAAAGAAAAAAAACAAATTATACATTCAAAAAAAGTTAAAATTAATATATTTTCTAATCCAGATAAAGTAGTTCTTAATATGATTAAAAATTATGACAAATTTATAAATGTTTAATCCATACGTAAACCATTTCAGTATGTTCATTTTGTCTCTTAGATTTTTTTAATGGAAATATTTCATGTGCTTCACCGAATAACTTTTTTAATACATTATCGTAAACCTCTTTACAAATATTGATTATAAAATGTCCGCCAGTTTGTAAACCATTATAAGATTTAGTGAACGCAGGTTTGTAGAATTTTTCATCCATGTCTTTTTTCGACTCGTATTGCGCATTGTTAGCATATTTTTCAATAAAATAATAGGGTGGAGACGAGAATACAGTGTCATAATTAAATTCGCTATAATCAAAGCCCGCAGCATCGCCAAATCGTATATCAAAAAACGTCGCACTTTTTGTCTTCAAATATGTCACCATTTTGTCATAAGGTTCTTTTAAACTCGTATTTATTTCTACACCATAATATGCCTCCAAATTTAGAGCCGCTGCAGCTACAGTTGAACCACCCCAACCAGCGCAAAAATTTAAAACCCGCTTTGCTTTATATTTTGAATAAATCTCCATACAATTTAATGGTCTCATTATATTTATCGCGCTTATACAAATATTATATATCTCTTTATAAACAATATATTCATTTTTTGTATTGTTTTTATTTTTAACATCCTTATAATACGTTAGCATTGTTTGAATAAATTTCTTTTTCTTAAATTCATCAATATTTTCAATAAACTCAAAAAAATTGGTATCATATTTGCCTTTTGTTTCTAAACGTTGAACAAATGTAAAATAATCTACAATATTATTTCCAGTACGGGAACGTGGACCAATAGTATGCGCATCTTTTCCTATTTTAATCAATTCATTCATTTCAATCTCAACATCGTTCATTGATATATTTTTAATTTTATCGGCAATAAATTTCTTGTCTAAATTCATTTTATTATTGTTTATTGAGAGAAAATTTATTTTTTATAAACTTTATTGTAATCTAACATATATTTTTTAAAGTTAGTTACTTTTTTTTCAATATCACTATAATCTTCCTTTTGAACAACTGTTAGTGGAATAATTAAATACCAGTTATCTTCTCTCTGTAATCTAAACCAATATTTGTCTATTTTAAAATCATTATTAGTTGGATCCTTAATTAAATTTTGTATTCCAGTTTTAAAGTTGTTTATTAACTTATCATAATAGTTTTTTTTAACAATATAACCTGTAGTTGTTTGACAATTAAAAACTTTAATAGAACAATCGTCATAAGGTTTATAAGGCAACATATTATTTCCAGCAACTAATACTACATCCCAATCTACATTTTTTTCTAAAAATATTCTTGTCTGAGTTAAAAACAAATTAGGATCTAAAAATTCTATATCATCTTCACAAATTAATACACATTCATAATTGTTTTTTTTTGCGATTTCAATACATTTTAAATGACTCATACTACAACCTAATGCTCCATTTTCTAATTCTATTGCTTTAAATCTTGTTGCTTCTTTTACACCAACTTTTTCTAATTCTTTTACAACGTGTTCTTTTCTATCAGGTCTAGAATCTAAATTAATATACATAACAGGAATTGTATTCAATAACATGTATAATAATAATAAAAATTATATTTAAATTTAAAATAATATAAATATTATAATAATAACTACTTATGTCAATACCTAAAATAATACATCAAGTATGGATTGGAACTAAACCAGCACCAATTACATTAATGAATACATGGAAAGACAAACATCCTAATTTTGAATATATATATTGGAATGAAGAAGAATTTATAAAACGTAATATGACATTTAAATGTCAAGACAAAATTGATGAAATAGAAGAAATAAATGGAAAGGCCGATATTATTCGATGGGAAATTTTGTATAAATATGGAGGAATATTTATTGACGCTGATTCTATTTGTATTGAACCATTTGATGATGAAATACTTTCTAAACACTGTTTTGCTGGTTGGGAACAAGAAGAACTACGAAAGGGATTAATAGCTACTGGAACAATGGGATTTCCTGAAAAACATCCACTAGTCAAATCAGCTATTAATTGGATTATTAATAACCAAGTTAGCCAATCTAAAGCTAATTTAATGGCCTGGCAATCTGTCGGTCCTGGACTTTTAACTAGAATGTATAATACAAAAAATTTTAAAGATTTACATATATTTCCAAGTTATACATTTCTTCCAATTCATTTAACTGGATTAGAATATACTGGACACGCTAAAATTTATGCTTTCCAAGCTTGGGGTTCAACTAAACAAAGTTATGATACAATGAATTTATTAGAATTGCCTGAACAATTTCTTAAACCTACTAAAAGTGTAAGCATATTAGTATCTAGTTATAATACTAAAATTATATATATACAAGAATGTTTAAAATCTATTAAAGGTCAGATTGGGAATTTTAATATAGAATTAGTCTGGATAAATGATGGTTCAAATGAATTAAATACTGTGTTATTGAAAAATTGTTTGGATAATTTTGAAAAAACTACAAGATTTACAAATGTTGTTTATTTTGAAAATGAAACTAATAAAGGAATTGGTTATTCATTAAATTTAGGTATTAATATGTGTTCTAATGATATTATTATTAAAATGGATAGTGATGACATAATGTTTAATGATAGAATTATAAAACAACTCACATTTATGGAAATGAACCCAGATATACAAATTTGTGGTGCTCAAGTTAGTTTTTTTAAAAAAAACATTGAAAATAACACAAAATCAACAAATCATCCTAGCATATCATGGGATGAATACATAAAACATAAATCCCATTGGATAACAAATCATCCTACACTTTGTTATAGAAAATCAGCAGTAATTAATGTTGGAAATTACGATAAAAATAAATCAAGAATGACTGAAGATTTTGAAATAGCATTAAAATTATTAAAACACTATAAATATATATATAATTTTCATGAACCTTTATTGTATTATAGAATACATGAAGAACAAGTTACAAATAGTGGTGGGTTAGAAGGTCGCGAATATTGGAATAAAATGAGGATAAACTTAATTGAAAATTTAATAAATTCGTAATAAATAATATTTAAATATAATTATATTATTTATTTACATGCAAGAAATTAAATGTTCAAATGATATCAAAAATATATTTTACATAAATTTAGACAGACGCATTGATAGAAAAATACACATTGAAGCTCAACTTAATTTATTAAATTGGAAAGCAACAAGATTTCCAGCTATTCTAAATTCATTTGGAGCATTAGGATGTAGTTTAAGTCATTTAGCTCTACTAAAATATGCTAAAAATAATAACTTAGATCATATATTAATATTGGAAGATGATGTGACCTTTTTAAATCCATCGTTATTTTTAGATAATCTGAATCAATTTTTAAAAACACATACTAACTTTGATGTTTTATTATTAGCAGGAAACAATATGGGAAATTATAAAAGAATCGATGATTATTGTGTTAAAGTATCACAATGTCAAACAACAACTGCTTATTTAGTTAAAAATCATTATTATGATACATTAATCAAAAATTATGAAAATAGTATAAATTTATTACAATTATACCCAAATAAACTTGATCATTATGCTATAGACCAATTTTGGAAGAAATTACAGAAAATACATAATTGGTTTTTATTGACGCCTTTATCAGTTGTTCAAAGACCTGATATAAGTGATATAGAAAAACGAGTTATGAATTATACATCTGATATGCTTGATTTAGACAAGGTAGCTTATTTAAAAAAAAAGAAAGAAATAGCAGACTTAAAAAAATTAAACATTTAGTAATTTACACATTTTAAATTTCTGAATAGTAACTTGAGAAATATTTATCTTTTATAATATAAATAATGAATAATATAACTGATATCAAAAATATATTTTATATAAATTTAGATAAACGAGTTGATAGAAAAATACATATTGGAGAACAAGTTACCTCATTAAATTGGACAGCACGTAGATTTCCAGCTATTCTACATACATTTGGAGCAATAGGATGTAGTTTAAGTCATTTAGCTCTGCTAAAATACGCTAGAAGAATTAATTTAGATCATATATTAATATTGGAAGATGATGTTACCTTTTTAAATCCCTCTTTATTTTTAGATAGTCTAAATAAATTTTTAAAAACACATAAGGATTTTGATGTTTTATTATTAGCAGGAAAAAATCTGGGAGATTATAAAATAATCGATGATTGTTGTGTTAAAGTATCACAATGTAATACGACAACCGCTTATTTAGTTAAAAATCATTATTATGATACATTAATCAAAAATTATGAAAATGGTATAAAATTATTACAATTATACCCAAATAACCATGATGATTATGCAATAGACCAATTTTGGCAGAAATTACAAAAAATACATAATTGGTTTTTATTAATACCTTTATCGGTTGTTCAAAGACCTGATATAAGTGATATACAAAAACGAGTTATGGATTATACACCTCATATGCTTGATTTAGACTATCTAAAAAAGAAAGAAATAGAACACTAAAATTAGACATTTAGTTCTTTAAATTTTACCTTCTTTAACCAGTTGAGGAAAATCCAAAAGTTCTATATCTGTAAAAAAAGTGTTTGTTGCTAATGAAACCATGTTTGTTTTAAATCTTTGGTCTAGATTAAAACCAATCGCATAATCTTCTAGATATTCTTTTATAATATCTTCTCTCTTATTGATTAAGCTTGATATAGCGCTTCTAGAGAGAAAATAGAATCTACCATTACAATACTTGGTTACATATAATGGTAGCTGGCTTGGAAGTTCAGGATGTATTCTATTATATTGAGAAAGGTAAGGTTGTTTTACATCTACAATATAACCACCATAATGTGGAAGAGGTGCCATATTTGTAATTAAATTTTTAATAACATCAAAAAATTGCGGCTTTACTAGAATCTGATCATCATCAGTTTTAAATAAGTATTTAAAATTAAAGGTATCGTATACGGCTTCATAAGCGCTAATTACTTTATTTGGTAAGGAATTATAGTCATCAGCAACTTTAACCCATAAAGTATTGTTTTCATTATCAAACTTATAAGCAGTTTCCAATGATTCATCTCCAATCACATGATAATACAATAAATAATCAGGAATAGTTTTAAGCCATGTGCGCTTTTGAAATAAAGCCTTTTTGACGTATTTTTTACAGTTCATAATAAGCATAATAAACTCTTGTTCGATCATTTATATTCAATTTTATAAAAAGATATTTAAATATATTTTTATAAAATTGAATAATGAATAAACAATGTTGGAATAATATATCACATATATATTGTGTCAATAATCCAGTTTTTGAACCAGAAAGACATAATATGTTAAGAAAAATGTTTATTGATTTGAATATTAGTAATGATTATATTAAATATATAAGTCCTACATATAAAACTACAATTACAAAAGAAATTTATAATAAATATACATCACAACAAATAGTAAGACGTTTAAGAAATACTAATATAAATGCTGGAGAATTGTCACTATTTTTAAATTATAGAGCTGTTTTGGAGGATATTGAAAAAAATTATAAGGACGGTATATTTTTAATATTAGAAAGTGACGCAATGATTAGCAAAGATATAAATGAATTTAATAAGTTTTTGGATTTTATTTCTAATAAAGATTTTGATGCTATACACTTAGGTTCATTTGATAATGGAATATTTTCTAATTCTATAGCGGATTTTCCAACAGGATATAGAATGATAACACGAAATATTGATCCTAATGTTTTGGAATATCATAAAAATCATACTACAAAAACGCAGTTTATAGAAGATATAACAAATGTCAATGATCCTTTTAGGGTTATAAGAAAATTTAATACAAGATGTACAGATTCTTTTTTGTGGAAATATTCTGGAATTATCAAATTTTTAAATTTTATGAGAAGTTTTGAAGAATATAGTTGTCCATTTGATTATTATATGTGTAATTTTTTCGAAAAAAATTTAAATTTTAAACATTATTGGTCGATAGATGAATTTTTTAAACAAGGAAGTAATTTAGGTATAATGAAATCAACTCTAAAAAATTAAATATATATATAATTTGCTATAAATAATATAATAAAGACATAAATAATATTAATGAAAAATGAAGATTTTATACATAAATATCAATATGCATTCAAAAAATAATAATGCTTTATTAAACTATAAAAATATTAATTTTTTTGTTATTAATCATACTAATATAGATTCATTAGATTTAACACAATTTGATTGTATTTATAGTCCTTCACAAGCAATTGATGTTAAAAAATATCCAAATACAAAATTTATTTTTGGTCCACATTTTAGTGTTTTTCCTGAAAACTATCATATGAATATTATTCAAGGGAAAAATACAATTTATATTCAACCAAGTGAATGGGCTAACAATGTTTGGAAATATCATCCAACCTGTAAAAATATTAGAATTGAAACCTTACCATTTGGAGTTGATGTAAATAAATTTAATGAAATAAAACCTATTGACCTGCGCAATGAAGTCATACTTTATTATAAACGTAGACGGCCAGATGAATTAACTAATATTTTAAATTTTTTGAAATTGTATAATATAACTCCAAAAATATTTAGTTATACTAACAAATACGATGAAAATGATTATATAAATTCACTACATAACGCCAAATTTTGTATTTGGTTAGATGCACATGAAAGTCAAGGTTTTGCTTTAGAAGAAGCTTTGTCATGCAATGTTCCTCTACTAGTATGGAATGTAAAATCTATGAATCAAGAATATCCATCATCATATAGTGATATAACTGCTACTACTATTCCTTATTGGGATGAAAAATGCGGTGAATATTTTTATAATTTAAATGAATTAGAAGAAATTTTTTCTAAATTTACTTTGAATTTAAATAATTATAAACCTAGAGAATATATATTAAATAATTTAACTTTTGATATTTGTGAAAAAAAACTAATGGATTTAATCAAAAATATAAATATAAATTTGTAATGTTAACCATTATAAAGATTAAATAAATACTTAAAATATTGTATTTATTTAATAAAGATCTATTACATTTTCTAGTTTTTTATACAAATGAAAACAGATGTAAAATTATAAATACACATGGTATTCCAAAATTATAAAATAAATAATATATATATATATATCATGCCTTACTTTAATAATAATTATGTAAATGTATTATTTATACACATACCTAAAACTGGAGGAACCTCAATTGAAAACTATTTTTCATCTAAGTATAATATTCCGTTAAATAATAACTCTTTATTTGATAAAATTGATGATAAAACAAAATTAAATGAAAATATGATAATTAATTCAGTGTTACAGCATATAACATATAATCAAATGGTTAAATATAATAAGGTGTTTAATATTAATTTCAATAATGTCAAAATAATCACAGTTGTTAGAAATCCATATGAACGTATTATTAGCGATTTATTCTATTTTTCAAAAATTAACTGTAATACTTCAAAAGAAGAAGTATTTTATATAATAAAACGATATTTAGTTTCAGATAAATATGACAATCATAACATACCTCAACATATTTTTATAACAGATAATGATAAAAACCTTATACCCAATATAGATATATTAAAAACTGAAAATTTAACAACCGATATGAATAAATTAGGTTATACAGATTTTGATAGAGTTGATAATAAAAATAAATATAAAATAAATTGTTATAATTATTTAAATAGTCAATCAATTGAAATGATAAATAATTTTTATCATTTAGATTTTATACTATTTAATTATGATAAAATATCTGTGTATCCAATAAATTATTCCCACCGACAAAATTCAATGCCCAAATTAGCGAGGATATACAAAAAAAAAATAAAAGTCACTGGTTTAATGGATAGTTTAACGATAAAAAAATAAAAGGTAGAATTCTTACAAAATACAACAACCATAATGATTGGTAGTATTTATTATATTTATATTTATTATATAATGATTAAAACAATTTACATTTTGTGGTTTCAAGGGTTTGATAAAGCTCCAGAAATAGTTAAAAAATGTGTTAATTCGTGGAAGCACTACAATCATGATTGGAATATAGTGTTGATTGATAATAATAATTTATTAAACTACATTAAAATAGATAATTATATAACTAACTATAAAAATATAAATAACATAGCATTATCGGATATTATTAGGTGTATCTTGCTTAAATTATATGCAGGATTATGGGTTGACGCTACTACATTTTGTAATAAACCATTAAATAATTGGTTGCCTAATTATATAAATGCAGGATTTTTTGCTTTTAATAAACCAGGTCCAGATAGATTATTATCTAGTTGGTTTCTTTATTCTGATAAAAATAATTATATAATAGATAAATGGTATAATAAAACAATAGAATATTATAAAAATCATGATACTCCTCACACATATTTCTGGTTTCATTATCTTTTTGGTGATTTATATAGTTCAGATAATATATTCAAAGAAATATGGGACAATGTTCCAAAAATATCCGCAAATGGAACATTGTCCCATATTATTTACAAGAAAAAGGAATGTTTAATAATTTATCAACTCAAAATAAATTAGATATTGATAATAAAATTACACCACTTTATAAATTAACTTATAAATGTGAATTTTCAAAATATGACAAAAATAAAAATTTATATTATCTTTATTCAACTATAAAATGAGTGTTTTAAATTATCCAAATTTAAAAATAATTAATTATAGTTAAACATTTACTCTTACCCAATCTGGCGGGCAGAAATCTCTTGTATCATTGTTTGTGACTTCTCCAAACCATACTGATGGATAACACACTACTTTATCCTTATTTGAATTAAAATAAGCACCCCACCAACTAAAAGAGCTATTCGCAATTATATTATGATGACAACAACTCATTAAAAGCATTTGTTGCCAATCTTCTAGAGAATTTGATGCTCTTTTAAAATTGTACATAGGAAATTTATCAATAAGTTTATTAATTATACTTAAAACATCCTCTATATCTGAATCTTCACAAAAATAAAGTATATTAAATTCTTTATTTGGATGAATTGATTTAAAATATTGAAGGGTTCGTTCGTAATAATCATATGTGGCTAATGGGTGTGCGTGTTGAATTTTTTTATAATCACCAATTCTGAAATGCATACTTACAGTATTTTCCAAATCCAGATATTCTGAAGAACTTAATTTAAAAGTGGTTAATATATTAGTTTTCATTTTATCAATATTTAACATTCTATAAATAATAGAATACTCTTCTTGAAAATATTTATAACTTTGAAAATAACCATAAATCATAACATTTCTGTCTATCATTTTATAAATAGGTAATTCATTATATGGAAATTCTTTCTCTCTTATAACATAAATAGGTTGTGGTAGCTCTGATATCAAAAATGGTTTTAGTTTAATAAAGAATGATTCCCAAAATGTATACCTAACTGTTGATAAACCTCCACCAAGAGTGGTTAAATTTAAGAATTGAAAACGATTTTTACTCTTAATAGCATAAGAAATTGTAGCAAAAATTTGGAAAATTTGATTCCCAAGACCACCCATTAAATTACAAGTTATCATTATTATTAATTTGTAATTTTATTTTTAAATAGTTAATTTGACCAATCAATATTTGCTGCCAATAATTGTTCAACCTTTTTAAATATTCCTGAATCAAAGAATCCATTATGTGCTGACAATGGAGAAGGATGTACACCTTTAATTATTCTCTCTTCATTAGAAATAAAACTCTCTTTTGCTTTTGCAAAATTACCAAGAAGTAAGAAAACACAACTCTTATTTTGTTCACTTACAAATTTTATAACATTATTTGTGAATCCTTCCCATATTTTCATTTGACTTCCTGGTTTACCTTTCATAACTGATAAGGAAGCATTTAAAAGGAATATTTTCTCTCTATAAAACCATTTCTCAAGATTTCCAGAATCAAATTTATAGTTGCGTTCAGGGAATTCGTTTTGTAATTCTTTATAAATATTGCGCAATGATGGAGGTATTTTTACGCCTTCTGGAACTGAAAAGCTTAACCCATGTGCTTGTCCTGGACCATGATATGGATCTTGTCCTAATAACAACAATTTTATCTCTCTAACATCCATTTCAAAGACACGAAATAAATATTCTTTTTCTGGATAAACAACTTCTGAACCAGAATATATTTCATCAATAGAAATATTTAATTTATCAAATAAAGGTTTCCAAGATTCGTGATAAGTATTCATATTATTAAATTATATAAACAATATAATATGTATTTTTAATATTCAATTTTATTTAAAATAAAAATGAATAAATTTTATAAAATAAATAAATATCATATAATAAATAACAATGTACACTACAAAGTATAGACCAAATAAGTTAGACGATTTTGTTGGTAACAAAAATGTTATACAACCATTTATTCGTTGGTTATTAGAATGGGACGCAAATGATAAGAAAACTAAGTGCGCATTAGTTTCTGGTGTAAATGGAGTTGGTAAATCGCTTCTTGTTGAGCTTATTTTGAAGAAGCATGATTATAATATTATAAATTTATCAATTGATGATGATAGAGATAAAGAAACAATTAATGACACTATAAAACCTTTGCTTAAAACAAAAAAAACATTTAATGGACAAGATAATTGTTTAGTTGTAAGTGACATAGATAGTAGCGGCGGTGATTATGGATTTATTTCAACTCTAACTGAATGTATAAAAGAAACTCATATTCCGATTATTTGTATTTGTGATGATAGGTATAGTCAAAATATAAAACCAATATTAAATTATTGCGTTGATTTTAAACTAAGCAAACCAAGTTATGATGATATTTACAGATTAATTTACAAAGTTGTAACAACTGAACAAATTAAAATAGGTAAATCAGGTGTTGATAAATTATTTGAAGAAGCAAATGGTGATATTAGATTTATATTGAACTCATTACAATTAGGAGTTAAACGAGGTGACTCTAATAAGAATATTCAGAGTGCGAATATATTTGATACAACTGGACAGTTATTCTCACAGGAGAATAGCATTGATGACAAAATAAGATATTATTGGATGTCGCATGATATTCATACATTAATGGTTCAAGAAAACTATATTAATAATACTTTAACAACAAAAGAAGACGTAAAAAGGTTAGAAAATATTTCATATTCAGCAGATTCGCTGTCAGATGGCGACATATTTGATGCCGTATTTGATTTCGAATTGTCTCCATATGTTGCTATAAATACCATTAAAGCAACATCTAAATGTAATAAGAAAGGTATGGTAAAATTCCCACAGTTTCTTGGTAGAACTGCTACCATGAATAAGAATAAACGTGATAAAATTAATATTGATGAAGTTAATTTATTAGGTGAAAAGCCAAAGGTTACTAAGGCAAAAGCAGAACCAAAAGTAAAGGCTGAATCAAAGACAAAGAGAGAAACAAAACCAAAGGCTAAGAAATAAGCAATGTTATATCATTAAATGTTTCAATAAATTTTTTATGTTTGGTACTTCTGTTATGTTCTGCTTTGCCAGCACATCTTACTTCAGAACCACACTCGCAAGTAAATGTCTCTTTTTGTTTTGCTAAAATTTTTTCTTTATTTTTTTGATACCATTCATCTTTATATTCCTTAACTGTTTCTTTATTTTCTTCAGCATAATGTTTAGTTTTTTGTTTAATTTCTTCTTTATGTTCTTGATAATATTTTTGCGTTTGTTCTTTAATATGTTCTTTGTGTGATTCGTTATATTCTTTTTTAAAATCTTTGATTTTTTCAGAATTTTTCTCTCTATATTCCTTTTGTTTTTGTTTAAATATTTCTGATTTTTCTTCTTGAGATATTTTGGGTTCTTGTTCTTTTATAATACCACAAAGTTTATTTTGATAATTAATATGAATTTTAGATTGTAAGTGTCTATGTTTATTTCCAAATGTATATTGATTACCACATTCACAATTAATAATTTCTGATTTTTGTTCTTTTAATTTTTCTTTATTTGATTCTCTCCAAGTTTTATGTTTTTCTTTTGCTTCCTCTTTATGTTGTTCTCTATAAATTTTTTTTTCTTCAGATAATTTTTCTTTATTTTTCTCTCTATATTCTTTTTGTTTTTCTGTTATATATTCTTTATGTTCTTCAGCGTATTGTTTTTGATATTCAAGTTTATCTTCTTTATTTTCCTCATAATTTTGTTTGGCTTTTTCAAGAATATCTTCTTTATTTATTTCATACCATTCTTTTTTTTGTTGTTCTTTTTCTTCATTTGTTGTAATAGGACTTACACAATTTAATTCCGCATTTAATGTTTCTATCCAATATCTTTCTCTCATTTCAGCCTCTCTTTTATTATTACATTTGTGTATTTCTATTTGAATCATTGTCCAGTTATTCCATCCACCATTGTTACGAATAAATTTATAAACATGAAGATTATAATTATTAGAATTTTCATTACAACAATTAGTTTTATGATTATTTTTTCTATTTATAAAATTAGTTGTATGACCAATATATATTTCACTAATTGCTGGATTTTTACAACAAAGTTTGTAAATAATTGTCTGTGAATAATCCGTTTGAGTTTTAGGCATATTATAATATACACTGATAATTTATTTCTAAATATTTTACGAATATCTTATAATATTGTATATTATTATTGCCTAGTATATATTTTAAAAATCCTCGGAAAAATTAAATGCTTCTTCACTATTAGTTTTATTAGCTAATGCGTAATCAGGGACACGTTTCTCGAAAAAGTTGGTTTTGCCCTCTAAGCTAATCAACTCCATGAAGTCAAAAGGGTTGATAGCATTATAAATTTTTTTGTATCCAAGTTGAACAACTAAACGGTCAGCAACAAATTTGATATATTGCGTCATTAATTCGGAGTTCATTCCAATTAATTTACATGGTAAAGCCTGACAAATAAATTCGGTTTCAATTTCAACTGCCTCTTTAATAATTTCATGAATGCGAGCCTTGTCAATCTTTTTAACAAGTTTTGAATACAATAACACAGCAAATTCGCAGTGAAGTGCTTCATCTCTCGAAATCAATTCGTTACTGAATGTGAGACCAGGCATTAGACCGCGCTTTTTAAGCCAGTAGATACTACAAAATGCGCCACTAAAGAAAATGCCCTCTACACATGCGAAGGCAACTAATCTGGTGGCAAAACTGCTGCGATTATCATGGATCCATTTTTGTGCCCAATCTGACTTCTTTTTAATACAAGGGAAGTTTTCAATAGCATTAAAGAGTTTCGACTTCTCCTCCTTATCTTTAATATATGTCTCAATTAAAAGACTATAAGTTTCACTATGAATATTTTCCATCGCAATTTGGAAACCGTAAAATGCTCTGGCTTCAGAAACTTGAACATCACTCATAAAACGTGAAGCAAGGTTTTCTAAAACAATTCCATCACTCGCAGCAAAAAATGCCAAAATCATTGATACGAAATGTTTTTCGCCTGGTTCTAAGGTCTCCCAATATGCTAAGTCCTTAGTTAAATCGATTTCTTCGGCTCGCCAAAAACATTCAACTTGTTTTTTATACATATCCCATATATCGTTATATTTAATTGGAAAAGTAACAAATCTATTATCGTCAGGTGCTAGTAAAGGTTCAGTTAAAGTTTTCGACATCCTAAATAATATATTACGAAGATTTTAAATTTGTTTTTAAAATAATAAAATAATTGTTTATTTTAAAGAATGGAAATAGTACCTGTTAATATGCCTTTAGTAAAGAGAGATGAACAATTATTACAAATAGAAGAGTTAATTAATGCCAAAAGAAAAATGTTACTTGATAAACAAAAAAAGTTAAGATTTATATCAAAACAAAATAACTTTTTAGATGCTGTTAAGAACGATTATGCCAAATATTATGGTTATATAGCTAAACAAAAACGCGAACAAATAGCGGCTTTAGACGTGCTTAATAATTATATTCATGACTTAACAATTTCAGGAAAATTAAGTAAACACAACATTGAAGATGCCAAATATGAACAATCCAAAATATTAAATGAACTAAAAAATATTCAAAAGGGATTAGATGGTATTATTAATGATACAAATGATATTAACATTAATTTAAAACAAAAAAATCTAATTTAACATATTTTAATATAAAAATATATATATAAATATGAGTAATCCAAATTTTAAACAAGACTTTGAACAAAGTTTACAACGCTTGGCTCAAATTAATACTGCCATTGATGAAAATCTTAGAGGCAAGCAAGAATTTTCGGCTAGGATAATCCAAAGACTTTCAGCAATAAATGATAAGGTAAAACAGTTAGGTGATGCTATTAGAGCATTAAAAGAACAATTAACTAATTTACAAGCGCAAGCTGCGGCTAATAATGGTCGTATTGAAGATATTGGTACTGAAGTAAATGGGTTAAGAGGACAAATTGCGCAGTTAACTGATCAAAGAGATAAGGCTCTTGCTGAGTTAGATCAACTTAAGAGACAATATCAAACTGATACACAAGCTTTACAAAAAAGAATTGATGATAACGAAGAAAATCTAAGACAATTAACAGACCAAAATTCTGAATTAACTAGGCTACGTGATGCTTTACAGGCTGAATTAGGACAAAAAGGTGATTTAGGCGCAATCCATGCTGATGAACTTAAAAAATTGACAGACAAACACACTCAAGAACTACAACAAAAAGATGAACAATTAAGATTACAACAAGAAGATAATAATGCGAGAATTAAACAATTACAAGACGAAATAGCCGCTAAGGAAGCCGAATTAAATAAGACAATTACAGATATTGGTAATAATACCGCACAGTTACAAGCACAAATTGAACAATTAACTAGAGAAAAACAAGAAAAAGACGCTCAAATTGCTCAATTACAAGGTCAAATTACTGCTTTACAAAATGAAAATCAAGACCTTATAAATAGAATTATAGCTGCTACGCAAGCTATTGCTGCTGCTACTAATAGACTACAAGAATTAAATGACCCCACGGCATTTAATGAAGCTGAGTTAGATGTTAAATTTCAAGAACTCGAGGCATCTGTTCAAGAAATTAGTAACGCTATTCAAGCAGGTCCTCAAAATGTGCCTCAAAATGTTCCTCAACAAAGAATGCCAGGAGATACAATAATACTTTATGAAAATACCCAATTTACATTTGACAATTTACGTAAACAAATCCAGGATAAATCTAGACAAGATGGTAGACCCAATAATAAATATAGTCAGGTATTACAACAATTACAAAGAGCAACTGATGCCGATGATGTAATTACTATTTTAAATAATTCTAATATTATGACAACTAGAAATGGAACTATTAAGGGAGGTAAAAAAACTAAAAAAAATAACAAAGTTAGAAAACAAAAAGGTGGATATACATATAAACTTAATTCAAAAAGAAGAAGTATTACAACATCATCAATAAGGTCATCAACTGGAAGAGGTAGAGGACAATCTAAACGTCGTTAAGTCTTTAATTTTGATAACATGCCTTTTAATTGAGGAAAATGTAAACAATCTTTTGGCCATTTTCCTGTAAGCTCTCTATGTCTTAAGGAATTTATATTACATCTTTTTCTAATTATATTTTTTCTTTCTTTTATAATATTTTTCCATTTTCTTTGTATTAGTCGCAACCAAAATGTTTTTAAAATAGCAACATAATGTCCTGTGTTTAAATAAACACACTCCGTTATTTCAGGTTTAATATAATTTTCTCTTGTAATAATTTGTTTGTAGTTTCTAAAAATATCATGTGTTTGATTATCTAACTCTAGATATCCATTATTTATATTGTTAGCAACATCGTTTATTTGATTCATATCTAGAGTTTTAAATCTAGAATAAACCAAATAATGATATACAACATCTGACGTTACATTTCCATGTAATCTTCTATTATATAACTCGGATATCGAAATATAATATTTTGTTATACCTTGTTCTTCTGGTTCATAAAAGACATGACTATCATCTTCTTCATATTCACTATCGTATTCGATATCATATTCACTATCAGTATATTCTGAGTCTGACATAACTATTATTATCTTTATTAATAAAATAAAAATAATATTTTCAATTTTTTTTTAAATTATATATATATAATGAAAGTTAACTCTAGTGTCTCAATGAAAGTAAACTCTACTGTCTCAAAAATTCTTACAAATAAGTGGGTATTAAATATTATTTCTTTCCTTGCGTTATTTAATGTAATCGGATATATGGTTATGGGAAACTTTAACAATGTTATATTTTTTATAATCTTAGCTGTTCTAGTTAGGAACTTTAGTCATAATATGATTATTGTTTTAGGAACACCTCTAGTAATAGTTAATTTATTTGCCATGAAAAATGGTATAATGGAAGGTATGACAACCAAGTCTGTTGGCGATAAAGATAAATCTACAGACTCATCTATGGGTAAAAAAGATGAGGATAAAACTCAACAAACTGCGGTATCTCCAATGCTACCTGGAACAGAGGCACCCAAAAAAGATGTAGAAGAGGATTCTGATATAGTTTCTGCCGCTTCTGTTAAAAAGGACTCTTTTGAAGTTGGACGCAGCAAAAATGGCGCTTCAAAAATTGATTATGCATCAACAATTGAAGATGCTTATGACGATTTAAATAAAATTCTTGGAAGTGATGGTATTAAAAGACTTACCGATGACACTCAAGGTTTAATGAAGCAACAAATGGAACTTGCTAAGTCAATGGAAGCAATGACTCCTCTTGTTAAGAGCATTGCTCCAATGATTGGACAAATGCAGGGCATGATGAAAAATATGGACGGAGCAGGTGTTATGGATATTGCCAAAAAGCTTGCTTCTGGCACCAAGTAGTATAAATTAAAAACTTAAAGATATAGAATTTAAATTATTATGGAGTTTTATAAAATATATAAAAGTTTTATTATAAATGAAAAAACTAAGAACTGTAATACAAATAACAATAATATTAAAGAATTTTTTAAAAATAATGGCGATAAAAAAATCAATGAAAATAATAAGAGTACTACAATAATTAAAACAAATTTAGGTGCTGTATTTAAATAAATTGATACTATATTTTATATTATATTGTAATAATATAATATGAAAAAATGTCCACCTGGAGTTATATGTGTTGAAAACTATTCTATGTTTTTTTTTATAATATGTATAGTAATTATTGTTTATTTAATTTATAGTAATTTTAAAGGACAAAACATTACAGTTAATAATAGTCCATCTGAAAAAATAGTTATAAAAGATACTCAAAGAGAGAACGTTGGAGGTTTTGGTAATTGGTTTGGAGGCTTTATTCCTAGTTGGCCTTATACTAATTTACCAAACGATCCTTTATTGAATCCTTATGCTCCTCCATTGAGAGATGAACGTTATTTTATTCCTGGTTTCAATGGAGTTCCTCCTGGAACTGTTCCAATTAATATATCTACAAATATTGGCGCGGTTGATACTGCTTATAGACAGCTAGGTATTTTAACTCCATCTAATGGGTCTAGTAAAGATAGCATTGTTCCATTAATGGGACGACCTTTATTTACAAACAGAGATAAATGGCAATACTATTCTACTAGTAATCAACACAATAATGTTAAACTACCTGTTTCGCGTGCTGGAAGAAGTTGTACAAATGAATATGGATGCGATAAATTATATAACGGCGATACTGTTTATATAGAAGGTGTCAATGAAACGTATAGAGTTACTGTGTATGATAACGACACTATTAAATATTTGCCTTTTGTTTAAATAATAGAATATTAAAATTTCATATTTTATTATTTCAAACAACATATATTTAAAATAAAATACTCTTATAATAATATAATATATATATATTATGGAATCAAGAAATGTCTATCTATATTGGGTTGGTAAAGAATATAAATTAATTTCTATATTAAGGAATTTAATATATTTACATTCAACAAATGGCATCGGTTATAAAATACATTTAATAACAGATAAAAATATAAAAGATTATATAAAAAATATACCAGACTATTTTTATACATTATCTCCTAATCATCAGTCGGATTTTGTAAGAATTAATGTTATTTGCGATTATGGAGGTATGTGGTTAGATAGTGATACAATTGTCTTAAGTTCACTTGATAGTTTATTTGATTATATTGAAAATAAAAATGGATTTTTTATAAAAGAAGATAATACTACATTATGTCCTGGTGTTTTTGGAAGTAGATCAAATACACCTTTAATGGTAGAATTGAAAACTGAAATGATGAAGATATTAGATGAAAAACAAGACAAAATGCGTTGGGCTGAAATATCGTGTGATATGCTTCAAAATTTATACAATAAAAATTCTGGGTTATACGATAATTATAAAATTTTTAATGGATTAGATAACTTATATCCAGTTAATTGGGATAAGTGTGTGAATGAATTTATAGAAAAACCATATAATAATTATGAAACAATTATTCGCGAATATCAACCATTTGTAATAATTGTAAATTCAGTGTATAAAATTTTAGAAAATAAATCAGAGAAAGAAATATTAGAAGGAAATATGCCTATTAATTATTTTATTAATAAATCTTTTAAAAATAAAGGCATTAGGCCTAAGAAATTTGTTTTTGAAAAACGAACCAAAACCAACCAAAACCAACCAAACATATTTAAAAAGTTTGTTTTTTTATAAATTAGATAAACTAAATACATTTTACATGATTAGATGAAAGTGTAAAAATATTAATATGTAAAATTAAGCAAACAATTAAAAAACGTCGTTGAAAAACCATTTTTATAATAATAATATTATTATATTATTATTATATTATTATATTATTATTATATTATTATGGAAACTAAAATTATTGCTTTACAAACTAACGGTATTGTGATTGAAACAAGTCATTTTAAATATTCAAGGGTTTAAATTATGCCTTTTTTGTTTTATTTTTCTTTGTTAACTTAAATTTGCGAGTTTTTCTTCGCTTTCCACCAATTTTTGCCATCATTCCAGCTGCTGTATTTACTGAATCAAAACCATCTTGTTGATCTTCGTTTGGTTGTATTGGTATTTTTTGAGAAACTTTTTCAGCAACAGCATCTGTTATATAATCAACAACCGCTGATAAAGAATTAATAAGTTCTTTTTTATTTGGGACTGTATCTGATTTTATAGTAGTCAAATCTTCAGTAGGTTGTTGTTCTAAAGATGTAGAAGAAAAGTCGATAGGTTTATCAACATTATCTGTTACCATAGATGTAGAAGAAAAGTCGACAGGATTTTCAACATTATCTGCTACTGTGGATGTAGAATCAGTTTCTTCCATTTGTGATTCATCAACTGGTTCTGTAATTGATGTTGTTTTAGTTGATAATAGAATATCATCTTCATTATTTTCTGCCTCTGAAGTTGTAGAACCAAAATCAATAGGTTGCTCTACTTTTTCTTCCTCTGAAGTTGTAGTGCTAAAATCAATAGGTTGCTCTACTTTTTCTTCCTCTGAAGTTGTAGTGCTAAAATCAATAGGTTGCTCTACTTTTTCTGCCTCCATAGATGTAGTAGTAAAATCAATAGGTTTCTCAATATTTTCTGTATCCATAGATGTAGAAGATAAATCAACAACTGGGTCGACATTTTCTGTTACCGTAGGTGTAGCAGATAAATCAACAACTGGATCGACATTTTCTGTTACCGTAGGTGTAGCAGATAAATCAACAACTGGGTCGACATTTTCTGTTACCGTAGGTGTAGCAGATAAGTCAACAACTGGATCGGCATTTTCTGTCTCCAAAGATGTAGCAGATAAATTAGCAGGTTGCTCTACATTTTCCATGCTAGATTGATCTAGGATTTCTGAAGTAGTTTGATTTAAATTTTCTGTAACCGAATTAGAAACTTCATCTACTTTAGGCATACTTTCTTGAGAAATATTTTCATCACCTTCACCTTCACCTTCTTTTATACCACCCCTTTGTTTTTTGTAATGAAATCTTTTTAACGATTTTCTAGCTAAATGTATATTTCGTTTTTTTCTAAATGTCTTGTTTCTACTTGAACCCTTTTTTTTATTAACTTTCTTTTTAAGACTCTGTTTTTTCTTACTGTATAATTTTGATATTTTACCTTTAGTTAATTTCATTCTATATAAATAAATTAATATTTTTATTTATATAGTTATATTAATGAGTACTCAAAGTATTGATATATCTAAAAAAAATGTTTCTGGTAAATGTGATTTGAAATGTGCTTATAACTTTCAATATCCAGAAAGTAATACTACTGCTAAAAATCAAGATGTTTTAATTAATTTATCATATGACAATAGTAAATCTCCGCCTGTTACATATAATACTCAAAAATATACTGTTACTCAAACAATCATTACATCTCCTTCACTTCATTTATTTAATGGCGTTACAACAGATGCTGAAATTATTATTGTACATACTCCTGTTAAAGGTGGACCATTATTATACGTAAGTATTCCAGTAAAATCGTCAAGTGAATCATCTGATGCTTCTTATTTATTAAAGGAAATTATTGATGTTACAGCAACAAATGCACCAAGCCAAGGAGAATCAACAAATTTAAGCATATCTGGATTTACCTTGGATAAAATAGTTCCTAATAAACCATATTACAGTTACACTGATAACGGTAATAATGATTGGATTGTGTTTGGAATTTTAGACGCAATTCCTTTAAATAGTGATACTATTACAACCCTACAAAAAATAATTAAACCATATCCTATACCTATGATTGGAGGCGAATTATTTTTTAATGCATCAGGACCTAATTCTACAAAAGTAGGAGAAGGTATTTATATATCATGTAAACCAACTGGTTCTTCAAATGAAGAAACAGCAGTAGAATATACAAAGAATACACCTTCTTATGATTTTGCTAATATCTTAGATAATCCTGTAACCAAACTTATATTTCAAATTATAGTTGGGTGTATTTTATTTATTATTGTGTTTATGATATTTAGTTACATTTATCAATGGATTACTACAGGCGAATCAAAAATGCCCTCAATACCTTCTTTACCCAAAGTCTCTGGAGGAAGTATATAATTAATTTAATAATTAAATAACTATTCAATTAATTCAAAAATTTAATTAGAACCATTCAAAGGTGACGCATCATAGAGATTATCCAATAATGGCTTATAAGATGCTTGTGTGAGTGAAGAACCACTTTTCGTTATTGGCGCCATTTTAGCAACAACCTCTTGTTCTAAAGTATAGGGGAATTGATTAAAAGCACTAAATTGAGATGATTTTTTCTCTTCCGAAGGGGCAAATTTTTGAAGAGCATCAATTCCAGTCGCCACTGATGAACGACGAATTAAATCAAATCCAACTAATAAAGCTAATACAGCTAAAATTGGATTAGCATGCATAAATAAATAAATAATCATAATAAAGATTACTATTTTGCCTACTAAAGTATCTACCATTCCAGCAACTGGTTCAGGTGTTTTTAAACCCATTATCAAATAAATGATAAATAAAACAACTAAAACTAGTTCACCCATATGTTCTTTTTTTAATAAACTAGAAAAACTTTCCATATATCATATTGATAGATTTTATTTATTCGTTTTTAAAGATTAGTAAAATGATATAAATATAATTTACTAAATAATATAGCTATTATGGAATTAAATACATACTTAGGACAAAAAGGTTATACTATACCTAAAAATGAACTAACTATTGAAAAACAAAAACAAATAAGAAATGATTTAACTATTAAACCATTTGTTATGGGTTCTCCGATGAATAATGAACAGAAAACATTTCCAGCATATCGTGAATCTGGTAATAAATTTTATGTTCCACATTATTATGGTGTTGAAAATTTTGGAGAACCTAAACAATACAAAATTGCCGAAGGAGATAATATTGATTTAGAATTTAATGGTAAACTTAGAGAGAACCAAGAAATAGTTGTTAACACATATATAGATCATGTTAATAAAGTTGGCTTCGGAGGAGGATTACTAGAACTTCCATGTGCTTATGGTAAGACAGTACTTTCACTTAATATTATCTCTCGTCTTAAAAAGAAAACATTTATTATTGTTCATAAAGAATTTTTAATGAATCAATGGATAGAGAGAATTCAACAATTTCTACCCAAAGCTCGAGTTGGAAAAATTCAAGGACCAATTATTGACATTGATGATAAAGATATTGTTATTTGTATGCTTCAAAGTCTCTCTATGAAAGAATATCCTACTTCTACTTTTGAAAGTTTTGGTCTTACAATCATTGACGAAGTTCATCATATTTCTAGTGAGGTTTTTTCAAATTCTTTATTTAAACTTGTAACAAAATATATGTTGGGACTATCCGCTACAATGAATCGCAAAGATGGAACTACCAAGGTTTTTAAAATGTTTTTAGGAGATGTTATTTTTAAAGGCAAGAGAGATGAAGCGAGAGAAGTTGTAGTTCATGCCATTAAATATGAAGTTACCGATGATGAATTTAATGAAGTCAAGCTTGATTTCAGAGGCAATCCTGCTTATAGTACAATGATTAGCAAGTTATGTGAATATAATAGACGAACTGAATTTATATTGAAAATTGTCTCTGATATGCTTTCTGTAAATCCTAATCAACAAATAATGATTCTCGCTCAATACAAAAATATTCTTAAATATTTACATGACGCAATTGCTCACAGAAATATAGCAACCGTTGGCTATTATATTGGCGGCATGAAAGAGCAAGCCTTAAAGGCAACAGAAGGTAAAAAGATTGTTATAGCGACTTATGCTATGGCAGCTGAAGCACTTGATATAAAATCACTTACTACATTAATAATGGCTACACCAAAAACAGATATAGAACAAAGTGTTGGGCGAATTCTTAGAGAGAAACATAGCAGTCCAGTTGTAGTTGATATTGTTGATAGTCATGATCTATTTCAAAATCAGTGGCGTAAAAGAAAAACATTTTATAAAAAAGAAAATTATAAAATAATTTATACAGATAGTGTTAATTATACACCAGATACTAGTAAATGGTTAGTAATATTTAATCCTAAATCTTCAGGACCAAAGGAATGCTCAAAAAAGGTAGCAAAAAATATTTCAGTCAAAAGTAATAGTTCATCAGATAAAAGTATTACAAATGATTCCGATGAAGAGTCTGAAGAGGAACCAGAGAAACCAAAAGATAAATATTTGGCTGGTGTTTGTTTTCTTAAAATCAAAAAATAAATAGTATTTTTATATAATTTTATTGATTACATAAAAATATCTAATGACCTCTAGATGGGAAACCCATATTGGTATAGTGATTATAATTATCTACACAATTAACACAATTGGGTAAAACTGTAATAGGCGGAGGATTGGCCGAACCTAATTGACTTGCTGGAATATTAATACCTGCTACTTGATAAACTGGTGTCGATGGAAAGTTATTTTGATATTGGCCACCTCCGCGTTGTCCTCCACGCCTGTTACGACGTCTTGATCTTTTACCTCCAGCAAGACCTTTACTTAGGCTTCTAGATTTGTTTCTTGACGACATTCTACGTCTAAGTCTACTTTTAAAGCTTTTCATTTTTCTACTACCTGCTTTCATCTTCTTATATTGTTTAGTGATATTTTTTATTTTTCTTTTAAGATTTTTGGCACCTCCCTTAAAATTACATATACCTGGAACTATTCCAGCCGCAGCGTCTATATTGCTTTTTGACCCCGCTAAACCTGGAAGTCCAGGAATTTCATTACTGCTAAAACTACCTGAATAATTTGAACTTGCTCCGTTTACATAAGGACTAGAATTATAAGGATTTATATTTCCATATCCTAGATTAGATGCTCCTGAACCAGCTGACATATATATAATACATATAAAATTATTCTATCTCTTTCTATTTTGCTCATGTGTTTTATAAATTTGTTTAACCTCATAACTTGTTATAATTTTATTATCTTCATTTGCTAGTTTAATAGGAATCCATTTTTTAAATTTATGATTGAATTGACAAACCATTTTATAAGACTTATCTAAATGTACAAACTTTGAAATGTCTTCGTTTTCAAATTCTTCTTCGTCATCACTTTCTTCTAACGCATCTAAATTATTATTCTCCTTTATAATTCTAAATAATTTATTCATCATTACACTTGTATTATAATCTGGAATATGAGCAATAGAATGTTGTTCTTCTTTTGAATTTTGGTCTAAACAATATAAATTATATATATCATTTTGTATATCTGGTTTAATTAAAAATATAACTTCTCCAGAGGCTTTTCTATTTGCTTGTTGTTTAACAGATGATTTTTCTTGTAATTGTCTTTGCGTTGGTACTTGTGGTTGAACATATTTATTTACAACTACTTGTTCCTTTTGATTTATATAGTTTTCATAAGTAATAAATAAATAATTATTTGTTTTATTATATAATCTATATTGGATTGAATTTATTTTATATTTTATATTATTTATTTTATTTTCTAATTCGTCATTAGTTCTACATATGATAGGTAATCCAAAAATAACAAAAGAATTATTATATGAAACTTGTTTTAAATCATACTTTAGAATTTTTTTTATTTTTTCCATTTTATAAATCCATTCCTTTCTTTCAATTAATTCATCTTTATAACTAAATATATCTTCTATAGTAAAAAAACGATTACCTAAATGATTAAATAATGTTCCATAAAGTATAGTTCCATACGAAAGTTCATTTGAAAAACACGCATTTACATGTTTTATGTCAACTATATTTTTATCACCTGCTAATTCCATAATAAAACATGATGGTTTATCATTTATATATGTAAACCAAGCAAAACATTTTTTACCATCTGGTATTACTAAAATCATATCAGAATTATAAACTTTCTTATGTGTTATATTTTCATAAGAAAGTTTGACATTTGGAAAATCAGAAAGAATCATCTGTTTATCTAGGTTTTTTAACATCTTATTATAATATTATTGTAACAAATCTTTATATTATTTAATTTCATTATAAACAGAATATGAATCTGTATTGGACATTAAATCTAATGAATCTATATTAGTCCCACTCTCATTTGAAGTAAGTAATTGCTTTTTCAAAAAATTTTTTAATTCATTCTTCATTGTTGGTCCTTCTTCTTTTGGTAATAAATCTATTAATGTATAATCTGCTGATTCAGAAGAAGTACTAGATTTTTTTTGTATAATATTATACATATTTTCATACTTTTGTGTTGGTGTATTTACTAAATCCTTTATTTTTGGAACAGTTAATGTAGACTTAAAAAAATTTATTAAATGATGAACCAAAAATATTAGTATAATTGATATAACTGTAATTTGAATAACCCAAGATAGCATATAATATTATGATATTAGTTTAAGCAAGATAAAAACACAATTAATTCATTTTTAACTAAAGCATCTGTTATATTAGTTTTTTCTGGTAATTCAAAATAAATATCATTTGGCGCGATACCATATTCATTGCTAATCCTTTTATAAAAATGTTTATCGTCTAATACTTCACCCTCTATAACTAATTTAATTTTTGAATTTTTGTTAAACTCAAAAAAACATCTCTTCATTTTTCTAGAGATATGATCATTGTTTATTTGAAAAACTTCCTCAACATTGTAATATGATGGATCAACTAATAGTGTAAAATTTTCATGATAATTTTCTAGTATTTGTATATCATTATCTATAGGTATTAGTTTTTTAGATGATGAATTATTTATTTCATATATTCCGTCGCTTGAGTATATTTGTATATATGTTTCAGAATTTATATAATTATTATTTAATGATTTTAATAGTTCAGGTAGAGCATCTAAATTTAAGTGGTTAATATATATTTTCATTATATAATTAAATATATAAAACTATTTAAACCTATTCAATTTATAATAAATAATGTCACAACCATTGAATATAATTATAGTTGAAAGGACTGGTACGTTAAAATCATTGGCTATTAAGGATTTTAAGTTAGAAGAACTATTTAAAAAATGTGGCTTTAAAAAATCGGATGACTTTATTAAACAAGTTGAATGGAATGCAAAATACGATTCTAAAAAATATTATATTGAAGTTTTCGCAAAAACTGAAGGACGACCTAATTCTGAAAATAAATATGATTTCCCTCCTCCTATTGATACAAAATTGTTTTTCGGCAGTTGTGCTATTTTAGCATATTTAAAGAAGGATGATGGAAGTAAAGGTTATACTGATTTAACTTTGCAATTGTGGAATAAAATTTATGAAAAATTATTTGGAGGTTTTGAAGACCTTGCTGCTACGGCAAAGGAAGATGAAGAGGAAGAAGATGAGCTTGAAAATGTTCCTAAGGAAAAGAAAACAAAACAAGGTTATCTAAAAGATGGATTTGTTGTAGATAGTAGTGATGGAGATGAGGAGCAAAGTGGTTCTGGTACTGAAAGCGCTAGTGAAGAAGATGATAGTGAAGAAAGTGAAGAACATGACGATAATGATATCATCATAGAAGATATTGGTTCAGAATTAAGTGAAGAATCATACGATTATGATACTGATGATGTGGCAAAATAAATTTTATATAAATATATTATATAAATGTCGGGATTAACAAGAACGTCTAAGGATATACAAGATACAAGAAATAGAGGTTTAGAAAAACAACAAGAAATGTATAAAAACCCTATATTAAATGAAAAAATGAAACAATGGAAAGCAACTGGTGAAGGAAAGTGGAAAGAAGATGATGGAGAATCAATCGAAGATTATACAATAAGGTATCATACAAAACTAAGAGAGTTTGATAAAGAATTAAACGAAAAACCAACTGGTGGAAGAAAAAAAACAAGAAAATCTAGAAGAACGAGAAGAACAAGAAGAACAAGAAGAACAAGAAGAACAAGAAGAAGAAAATAAAATAAAATTGATATTGATTTAAATATATATTTATTATGTAAATCAATAATATGTCTCTTCGTAAAATCGATAACCCTGATTTATTTCGTTCAAATATTAAACAAAAGTTGAACGAAATTTTAAAAGATGAAAAAAATAGTAATAACATGGAAAAAGGTATATTTAATTATTCTTTGAAAGAAGCTGATCGTCATAAAATTGTTAAAAAATGGGATAATAAACATTTTGTTCAAATCTATGTTGATAGATTACGTAGTATAGTTTTAAATTTAAAAGGTGACATAATTAACCACATTAATGATGGAACAATTAAACCACATATTGTTGCTTTTATGACACATCAAGAACTTGCTCCTGAAAAATGGGCTACACTTATTGATTCTAAATCTAAGCGTGATAAAAATAAGTTTGAGACCAATATTGCTGCTGCTACAGATACATTTACTTGTAGAAAGTGTAAAGGTAATCAATGTACTTACTATCAAATGCAAACAAGGTCTGCTGACGAACCGATGACCACGTTTGTAAATTGTATTGCTTGCGGGACTCGTTGGAAGTGTTAAAAAAATAAAAAAATATTTCTAAAAAAATTAACATAACTTATATTTTTTATGTTCTACATTATTGTAACCAATATCAATAAGCTCTTTACCATTATCAAAATTTAATATATTATATCCTTTTAATAATTCTGGATCAACGAAATATTTATTAATCTCTCCAATCGGATTTTCACAATTCTGATTTATTTTTGCCATTTGGTTATTAAAGTTTGATGTAACTATATTTATTGTTCGTTTTATCATTTCCTTTAAAGAATTAATTGGTGTATTATCATATATATAACCTTCATAAGGAGTGACAAATGTAATATTAATATATTGGTTACTACTTTCTACTTGTAATAATTCATTGCTAAGAGTTCCGCCGTCAGCATATTGATTACCATTATATCTAATTGGTGGAAATAATCCTGGAATTGCGGAAGATGACATTAATAGATATACTTTGTTTAAATCATCATTATCTTCAAATGAATAAACATCTAAGTTACCACTATATAAATTTGTTGCTCCTATTAATGTATGAACTACAGGTTCATTTGGCATTTTCTCTATAACCTTTAATAAGGTATTAAATAATGGCTCTGTATTAAGTAGTGAAACTTCTGTTGGTGGCAGCAATTTATAAACCATGCGATTATTAATAGTTTTATATATATTTTCAGCCTTAGTTATACCTTCATTTATATTTTTATAATATGATAAAAATCCTGCATTCAATGCCCCAGCAGAAATACCAGTATATAAATCAAAGTTGATAAATTTTCGCTCCATTAATTTTTTTATAATACCTATTTCTACCGCACCAAATGAACCACCACCACTAAATGATAATTGATTTAAAACGCAAGAAACGCTAGAAAAACTTAATAAAAGTAACATTATTGTTAGCATTTTATATTATATTATAATATAAAATTTTATATTGTTTAAATTAAATATAAATAAGAATACAAAAAATAACTAATAATTACTATTACCATATACGGAGAATAATAATAAATATTTCTTTTAATTTTATTATAGATAAAAATGTTGGGTTCCTTTAATACTAGTTTATTATCTTCTTCTAGGTATTTTTCATAAATATATTGTTTTAAAATTTCATTTGGAAATTCTGGAGCAATTTTTCTAATAAACATTGAATAATTGTTTTTATTTAATTCCGAATCAATAAATTTGATGTCTTTTTCATTTACTTCTTTAAAAAGATATGGACTGGTTGGGCTGGTCATTCTACTCCAATCAGTAAGGTGAGTAACAGCTGATATGACTGGACCTTTCAAGTCCAATTGTCTATAACAATATAAAATAATAGCAAATAAACTTTCATTTGCTAATCCACCACTACAAATTGTTTTGGTTATATCCTTTTTATTATTTACAAAAGTTAGTATTTGTAAAACATGTTCTCTATTTAAAACAAACCAAGGATCATTTGCAAGATGAATTTCTTTTGGAAGCAAAGCTAAATTAGCTCTTTTATGAAACTCGGTATTCCACCAAGCTGGTCTCCAACTCATAATGCTTTTTTTGTAATTATTATAAAACAAATATCTGAATTTTTTAGGTGAAATAATAGGGCAACAAGAGTCTGTCAACATACAAAACCAATTATTATCATTATCATGTGTTAAAGCAAATCTCATAAGTGATAAATATGCTGGAATAACATGATAATAACTTGTCTCGTGTATATAATTTGGCGGCAGTGTGTGTTCTCTAATCCACTGGGACTTTATTTTATTAAAATCTTTATAAAAAAAATACACATTAATTATATCTTTATTTGGTTCTATCCACTCCTTCCATATTTCCTCTTTATTTAATATATGGTCATAACTAATTATAAAACATAATGCTATCTTCATAATTATTTTAATATTTTAAATTTAAATACTAAAAATATTAAATATATTAATTATCTTTCAATTTTCATAGATTCAGTTAAATAAATGATTTCATCTTCTTCATGTAATGGTGTATATTTTGGTTTTGTTCTCATTGTTAAACTCTCAAATAAGTAATTTAAGAATGTTTTTATATTTGAAATAATAGTTTGTAAACTCATAATATATAATTATATTAATTATTTAAATCAAAAATATTTAAATATAGATTCGGCTAGTTCTTTTACATCAATATATTCATCTGGAAATACAGATTTTTCTTTATATTCTTTATTAGATTTATTATTAATTATTCGTTTAATATTATTTATACTATAAAAATTATACATTGTTATAGCGCCAATAAATGACATATATAATCCAAAACCTATAGCGATTGTTTCTATTTTTTCTATTTTTTCAAAAATGTTGGTTTTTTTAACAGATTTATTTAAGGCTTCTGTTAATTTATCAACTAATTTATCGGTAATGGTTATCTCAGACATTATTATTAATATTATTATTTTTTTATATATTTTTTAAAATTGATTTAATTATATTAGATATAATTAAACTTAACAAAATGAAGACCGAAACTATATTCATACAAGGACTGGAGAGAGAAATTTTGTTTTATATTGGTAAAAATCAAAATGAAAACTTTAAAGTTATCGATATGGGAGTCGAAGATGATTTATGGTTTCATGCGAAAGATGAATCATCATGTCATGTAGTATGTGAAATTCCTGATGATATTGATAAAAAAGAATTACAATATATTATAAAAACAGGTGCTTTATTATGTAAAAATAATACTAATAAACTAAAGAGCTTATCAAATGTGGCAATAACTTATACACAAATTAAAAATATTACAAAGACTAAAACACCTGGTTGTGTATTAACTCAAAATACAAAAACAATTGTTTGTTAAAAATTTGACTTATTAATAGTTACTTCCTTTGATATTTTCTTAATAATTTTATCTTCTTTTTCTAGATCATTATTACCCGAACCTCCCATAGATTCAACGACAAGTTTATTATATTGATCAGAATACTTTGAATGATATTTATTATAGTCTGGGTGTTCTTTTTTAAATTCTGGTAACAATCGTTGATTTTTATATGCTATTTTTTTAATAACTTTTCGCATTTTATTATTGTCTTCATCTTCTTTTTCCCATTTATTGTCATCTTTAATATACAAAACTTCTCTCTTTGTATCTGTACAATGAACAGGTCTTTTAGTTTCATCTAATGCATTTAAATTTTCAACTATTATATTTGATATTCCATCTACATAACCTATTTCTCCAACTTTTTCCAAATCAGACAATTTAAGTTTAACAGATTCGACAAAATCCATAATATTCATGGCATCCTTACATGTTTCGTTAAGAAAAAATTGAAGATTAAATGTTTTATTATGTGAATTAGTATTATTAAATGAATTATTATTTTGTGTACTATTAATATTTTTACATACATCAATTATCATGTGTTTAAGTTCGGTGTTTTCTTTCATTAAGTATTCAACTAATTTATCATTATTGTTAGTATTATTATTTTTTTCATTTTTCTCTTTACAATCTTTTTTATGTCTATACATACTTGAAGTATGTTTAAATTCTCTTTCACAAAAAGGACATTTGGCATTTTTTTGCTCTAAATCTGTAGCATTTATATAGCATTTTGTAGCATTTGTATGTTTCAGTGTCAAAATATGTTTGTCATAATTACTCTTTTTAGAGCATTTAAAGTCACAATCTTTACATTCAAAAGTTTCGGCATTTTTTGGCATTAAATTTGTAGCATTTTGTAGCATATATATGCTACAGAAAAAAATGCCTAAATACTTTTAAATATAAATAATAAAAAATTATCGTAACAATTTTAGAATTATTTTTTTGGTGACCAGATGCTAATTTTTAATTATGGTCTCACAATTGTATTTTTTCCATAAAATATCCAAGGTTTTGAAAAATGGACAAAATAAATGTCCAAAATTGAAAACTCAAAAAAACTTTACTCGAAAAATTTCATTCATCGATACTACATATGAAGGAAACTTTTGAAGCGTCTTTTTCCATAAATTTAAGATTTTCCCTACATTATGTAGTAGAGTCGGCTTTAAGTATGTCAATTATATAATTTAATTTGAATACTTAAAGACAGCAAGTTTCGGCTATAATTGAGGTAGCTAAGTAGGGGTCAATATTGGCGGCAGGTCTTCTGTCTTCAAAATAACCACAACCATTTTTCTTGGTTAAATTTGGAATACGAACAGAAGTATTTCTAGTTCCAATTCCCCATGTAAATTTATCCATACTCGATGTCTCATGTAACCCAGTTAATCTTAAGTGATTATCTTTACCATATGCGGTAATATGTGTTTCATGTTTTCTCTTTAATTTTTCCATACAATATAATATTTCTTCTAATCCTCCTTCATTACGCATTTTTTCAGTACTAAAATTTATGTGACATCCAGAACCATTTGCGCTTTCAGAAAGTTTAGGTGAATAATCAATTGTTGCGTCATATTTCTCAGCGATTCTTTCAAGCAAATATCTTGCGATTACCAATTGATCTCCCGCTTCAATGCCTTGAGAAGGACCAATTTGAAACTCCCACTGTCCTGTTGCTACTTCAGCATTAATACCTGAAATTTGTAAATCAATTAAAAGACAAGCCTGAAGATGTTCTTCAACAATTGTTTTTTCAAGTTTATTTGAAAAACCACAATAATGCGAACCATTATTTTCAGGATGTAAAAAGCAGTTATTAAATCTTATAAAATATTCTTGTTCCAAACCAAACCAACAACCAGTTTCGTCTCCAATTTTATTAAAAATATTAGAGGCAGAATTTCTATGATTTGTTGGCAACGGGACACCATCATTATTATACGTGTCACATAGAACTAGAACACATCTATATTTATCAATAATTCTAAAAGGATCTTTAACTATCGCACACGGCTTTAAAATAACTTCAGTATTACCATCGGAAGGCGCTTGCTCAGTAGATGAACCGTCAAAATTCCATTCAGGAAAATCATTTATACTATTTTTTATATCATGTAAAACTCTTGTTTTAGACCTTATCTCTCCATTTCCACCCATCCAAATATATTCACATACAACATCAGAATTTATTTTCATCATTTTATATAATATATTATATGTATTTATGTCTTTAAATATATATAAAAAAATTTATACCACCATGTAAATAACATGTCAATTAATTAAAATGCGATAACCTCTAAATCTCTTAGGTTCCAGTATTCGCATGCTCCACCTGGAATAGGTCGTCTAATAATAAACGGAATTTTCTTTTCTCTTAGTTCAAGCTCAGCAATAATATAACTGTCAACGATGTTTTCTGGAATTTTTACAAGTGGTTTGGCTCCAGTCTCAATTTGCTTTGCTCGTTGTCCTAAAATTCTTGCTCTTTCATATTTTGTTAAATATGGAATAGTTCTATGAAGAGGGTCAACAATTATATTATCACTATTTTTGACTACTACTGTTAACTTAGCAATTTCATCATAATTGTGATTTAAACATTCTGGATGAAACTCATTAACATAATTTTTAATTATATCATTGTCGAATTTTTGTAAATAATTATCATATTCATCATCTTGATCATCTTCATCATCTTCAATAATTAATTGTGTAGTTTTTTTAGGTTTTACTGCCTTACTAGTTTTTTTAACAACTTCTTTAACAATTGGTTCTCCATCTTCATCTAATTCAATATCTTCATCACCATCTTCTTCATCGTCACTTGGAGTTCGATCTGTTAAAACCTCATTATCATCATCATCATCAACGCCTCCAATTTGTTCTATTTCATCATCATCGTCATCTTCATCATCGTCATCATCGTCATCAGCATCATCAGGATCTGAATCATCATCAGGATCATACACTTTTTCTTTAATTGACTTAATATTCATAGACGGTTTAAATAAAGGTTTTGTATTAGAAGTTAGATTACTTTCATTGTCAGAACTATCAACTTCGGAATCATTGTCGGAATAATTTTCGTTCTCGTCGTCACTCATTGTTACTATATTAACTAAAGATAGTTTTAAATATATATTATTTCAATTTTCTTTTAAAATAAAATTAATAAAAAATTAATTTATAAATTTTATCGTTAAAATAGTAGTACTGTATTTTTATTTAGTTATATCATTTGTTTGCCATACAGTATCACATTCAGAACATACATAAATATATTTCATATTGGAATCATCGTAACGGATATATATAATTTCTCTAGCCTTATCTTCAGTATTAGTAAGACAATCTGGATTTGGACATAAAACGTTACTTACTCGAGGTAACGTAGGGTCCAACTTTGTATATTTATTAATAATATGACTAAATGATTGTTCAGATTTTTTAATTTGAGTTTTAGATACGCAAACATTTTCTATAGCAAGTAATTTATCTTCATTTCCACATTTGCGACAATAATACACAAGCTTATTAGGATCGTCGCTATTAATGCGAATATAATACATATTAGAGCAGTTAGAACAGAAGTGCATTTTTGATATATAATATACCTTTAATTTATTTATTTATTTCAATTTTCTTTTAAATAATATAATAAATAAGGTATTTACATAATTTCAACAATTAATTTAGCTTGTTTTAATTTTTCAATAAGATTATTATAATCAATCGTAACTCTCATAGAATAAAATCCTGTTCTAAAATCTTTTGATGATAAATTAAACTCTTTATTTTTATTTTCAGCAAATTCTAATAATTTATCATAATTGTTAAGAAAATTCGCTTTTATGAATGGATAGAAATTTTCAAAAACTGGCAAGAAAATGCCAGATTTTTTCCTAATAATATCGCATACAGCAATATCAATGTTAGAATATTGAATAATTTCATCATATGGTTTCATATCAATATGTTTTATATCAACCCCTGGTTCATTCAACAACGGATCTTTAGAAAGTAAACTACATAGTGTTAAAAGAACGGTAGAAATACTTTGACAAGATGTCCATTGGTCTCCTCTCCATGTATTTAATAGAGAAACACATACTTTACCACAAGTATATAAATTAGGATTAAATCTAACATTATTACCGTTTGTACAATATATAACTTTTGGTGGACTGTGAGGATAATCAGCAGGATACTTAAATTCAAAAAAATAGTTACCTCCAAAATAAGGTGTATCAGACGGTCCGATTATCAATGCATAACCTTTCATAATATCAGAATCATCATGTATATAATATATACCATTTTCAGTAAGAGGATTTTTAAGAATATGTTTTACATCCTTTAATAATCTAGAAATTGTATCTTTTGTAATAAATGTAGTCATTTGCTAGATTTATTATCTTTTAGTTTTTAAACCAATTTAAAAGTAGAATATAACAAGTAATTCTTTAAATAGAAGTATAAACTATATTATATTATATTTATGAATTTTAAAAAAAATGAAATAGAAAAATGTTGATATATTATATCAACAATGTCAACAAATATGAATTCATCGTCACATTTTAAAGATTTAAACGAATTTCTAGCAAAGCATAGTGCTAAGAATGAACAAAAAGTAGGTGATTCAATAAGTTTTACACATACTAGAATTGGTGATAAGGAACTGAACATATATGCTGGTTCTTATATAATACCTAACGAAGAACTTGAAACATTCTATAGCTTATATTATGATAGTATATTCATTAAAAAACGTAAGGAATATTTAACTGAGAGGCAGTTAGATATAGGTGGACCTATGGCTGTAGATTTCGATTTTAGATACAGTCATGACGTAACTTCAAGACAACATACAAGGGAACATGTTAGTGATATGGTATGCGAGTACGCGGAAATACTTAAGGAATGTTATATTATAGAACCGAATAAGTCATTTAATATTTATATTTTTGAAAAGCCAAACGTAAATAGGTTAGCAGATGGTTCGCTTACTAAAGACGGAATTCATATGGTAATTGGAATGCAAATTGATCATACAATGCAAATCTTAATTCGTGAGAAAATGATTGAGAAACTAAGTGAAATTTGGGATTTGCCTTTGATTAATTCTTGGGATTCTGTATTAGATGAAGGGATTAGTAAAGGAAAAACTAATTGGCAGCTATTTGGTTCTAGAAAACCTGGTAATGAAGCGTATGAATTAACACATATGTATAATATGTCGCTTGATGGTGCGGACGGACAATTTGAAATGAATGAAGAAGATGTAAGTAAATTTGATTTGAAGAATAATTTCGCAAAGTTATCTGTTCAATATGATAAAAATCCTAAATTTGAAATCAACCCTAAAATTATAGATGAATACAATAATCGTTTATCTAATGTTACTTCTAAAATTAAGAAAGCATCAAGTAAAATTAAAATGAATTTAATAGTAGAAGATGATAATGATAATCCTGAAGAAGATTCTATTTCTATTAATGATATTAAAGATAGAGAAACTTTAGAAAAGGCTGTAAATTTAATGCTAACACATTTAAAAGCAAACGAATACGAGATAGCTGAAACACATCACTTTGCTCAAGCATTACCTGAAAAATATTATGAACCAGGTTCACATTTATTAAATAGACAAGTGGCTTTTGCTTTAAAACATACTGATGAAAGATTGTTTCTATCATGGGTTCAATTAAGAAGTAAAGCAAAGGATTTTGATTATTCTACAATTTCTGATTTATATTGTCAATGGAAGAAATTTCATAGAACAAATCAGGATGGTATTAAAATAACGCGTAAATCAATTATGTATTGGGTTAGAAAAGAAAATTTAAATGAATATGAAAAAATTAAGCAAACCACTATTGATTATTATCTCGAAAAAGCTTTTGAAACAGGAACTGAGTATGACATGGCTATGGTTTTAAAGCAAATGTATAAGGATAAATATGTTTGTGTAAGTTACGATAAAAAAGGTATCTGGTATCAGTTCAGAAATCATAGATGGATTTCCGATAAGGGTTTAAGTCTTAGATCAAAGATATCAGAGGAATTATATGCTCTATTATCGTCAAAAGGAGACCAAATGTCAAAGGAAATGTGTGAATACCAAGAAGAAGATCCAAGAAGGATATTTATTCAAAAGAAAGCTAAACTTGTTTGTGAAATAAGTATAAAATTAAAGAAAACTACTGATAAAGATCATATTATGCGTGAAGCAGCAGAAATATTTTATGACGGAGAATTTATCAAAAATATGGATACAAATAAATATTTAATGTGTTTTAATAATGGTGTTATTGATTTTGCTAATAAAGTTTTTAGAGAAGGATATCCTGAAGATTATATTACAAAAACAACAAAGATAAATTATGTGCCATATAATGAGAATGATTCTGATTTTATGAAGACTGCTAATGAAATTGATGTGTTTATGAATAAGTTATTTCCAATTCCTGATTTAAATAGATATATGCGCGACCATTTAGCATCATGTTTAATTGGTGCTAATAAAAATCAGACATTTAATGTTTATCATGGAAGTGGTTCAAACGGTAAATCTATTATCGCTGATTTGATGGCAGTCACATTAGGAGAATATAAAGGAACCGTTCCTATTACTCTTGTTACTGATGTAAGAGGTAAAATTGGAGGCACTTCTGATGAAGTATTAAAGCTTAAAGGTGTTAGATATGCTGTTATGCAAGAACCATCAAAGGATACAAAATTGAATGAAGGTATTATGAAAGAACTTACTGGTGGCGATCCTATTCAAGCAAGAGGATTGTATTCTGAATCAGAAATATTCGAACCTCAATTTAGTTTGGTAGTTTGTACTAATAATTTGTTTGATATTCAGAGTAATGATGATGGTACTTGGAGAAGAATTAGAAAGTGTGATTTCATGTCTAAATTTATTGATGAAGGCGAAACACATACAGACGATACTCCATATGTTTATTTAAAAGATAAAAGTTTGAAGGATAAATTGCCTAGTTTGGCGCCAATTTTCGCAAGTATGTTGGTTAAACGTGCTTTTGAAACTAATGGTATTGTTGAAGATTGTGACACTGTATTGAATGCTTCTAATAAGTATAGAAAGGGTCAGGATCACATTTCAGCATTTATTAGTGAGAAAATTATTAAAACTAATAGAACACAAGATAAAATTGGTAAGAGAGGTTTACAAGAAGGATTTAAGCAATGGTTTGAAATTACTCAAGGTTCGAGAAAGGTGCCAAAGGGCGAAGAACTATTTGAATATATGAATAAGAAATTTGGAGCATGTAAGTCAACTGGATGGCATTGTATTAAATTTGTTGAACCTGAAGAAGAAGAGGATACTTTAGCTGAACTTTAAATTCAAAATATTTAAATTTATATAATTTTAAATATTTTTTAATAACTTTTTTGAGCGTAAACGTTTTTAGGTAACAATTCGTATGCTTTATAAATTAAATAAATGATTTTATCTAAAATCCATGTTGAGAAAAATGGAAGTAATATAAAACCGATAATTGAAACTAATTTCCCCATAAAACTAGTTTGTGATGGATACATTAGAGAGAATATTATAAATCCAATTAAACAAATTATGTAAATTCCCAACAAAATATAATAATAAAAACTTTTTAATCCGTCAATTTTTTGATCCTCGTAATAAGTTTTCCTTTCATTTGTTAATACATCATTAGTTTCATTCTTTAAATCTTTAATTAATTGAACATTTTCTTTTTTATAATTTAGATATAGTTCAGCAACATTTTTAAAATTTATTAACAAACCTTCATATGTCTCAATTTGTGATGTAATTTCTTTAGAATCACTATCAAAATATTCTGTAAATGTATCAGCAATTTTCTGAGCCTTTTCTTGTAATTGACTATCAAGTAAATCATTATATCCAGAAGGTCCTTCAGTAAATGAAACATAATTTTTTTGAGCTACTTGAAGTTGGTTAGGCGCAGAAGCTAAATTAGTCTGAGCGTTTAAATATTTTTGCTTAAGTTTATCAGTTTCTCTTTGTTTTTTACATTCTGAATTACATAGTACAGCATCTGAAGCTTGGCTAATTAATACATTAAACTTATTCATATCTATTTGATTACAGTTCATTACTATATTATACAACTATAAGATTTTAAAGATTTTTATTTTATTTTTTATTTATTAATAAAACTGTTAGATAGCGGTGCTTGAATGTTACCTATATTTACATCGTCTTTATATTTACCATTTTGTTTTTTAGTAAAACCATTATAAAACATTTCTTCAAAAGATTCAGTTGTAGAAGTAGTTACATTTGATGCTCCTATACATTGATTTAATTCAGCATCATATGTTTGACCATCAGAACAACAATATTGACCAACACATGAACCAGGAACCTTTGTTGTTAACCAAGGATCAGTACTATTTGTTGTTGAAACACCAGGGGCAGTTTTAGGGTCAAAACTGAAAGCATACTCTTGATAGTTCATGTTGTCGCGCATTATAATGGAAGAATAACGTCTCCACATAAAATATGCTCCAATAAAAGAGATTATTACAATTAAAATATTGTAAATTGTTGTAGGTAATATACCTTTGTTATTTAAAAATGCTAAAATAATTATAGGAACTAATGTAAAAATAATAATTTTCATTAACTGAGAATGTTCGGCGTATTTATCACCATAATAGTCATTGATTTCAACAAGACGTATTTTATTATTTTTTTCAGCTTCTAAAAGTTGTAAACGGGCTTTAGATCTATTTAACTCACTTTCTACAATTCCTATAGCAGTAGTTTGTTCTTTTAAAGTTCCAGCAGAAGATTTTAATGCTGTATCATAAAAGTTGTTTACACCACTTAATGTTTGATATAAATTAATACGCATATTTGTAATCTGATTCATTTTTTCAATTATTTTTTCTTGTTGTTGAGGTGTTAAATTAGTATTAGTTTCTAAACTACTAAATAAATCTTGTTCCATTTTTTGTAATGATTGAATATCATTAAGTATTTGCTCGTTATTTTGTGAAATATTCGGTAAATCAGACATATTATATAAATTATAAGAAGATAATTAAATAATATAAAATGGAAATTTATTGTTTTTTTGCTATATTCATAGTTACTAATACAGTTCCTGCTGCTAAAATACTCCAAAATAAATAATCATAATTCTTTTGTAAAACTGTAATATCACTGTCATTTAAAATATTTTCTATATTTGTACTAAAATTTTTAATGTTACTATTTGTTTTTTTAAAATCCTTTAAATAATCTCCTAATCCTTCCATATTTTTACTAGACTGACTATTTAATGAATCTGTTCCAGAACTGAATTTATTTGTATAACCATTTATTTGGCTTGTTAACATGTTTAATTTGCTTTGAAGTTGTGACATTTGTTGTTTTTGTGTAGTTGTAGCATTCGCAAGACCGTATGAATTACTGATTGCTCCACCATCTTTATAATTATCGTATAAAATTGAGTCTATATTTACTACTGTTCCTGGAACGCCAATTGGAGGAGCAATTGGTTCTTTATTTCTAGTATATAAATTAACCCTGGAATTAACTTGTTGTGCTCCATTTGGAAACATAGCGGATGTTTTTGGATAGCAAACATTGTCTGAAAATGCGAAACCAGCGCATTCTTGATTTGAATCACACGTAGCTTGACATTGTTCAACCGTCGCATTTCCATAAGCAGCTCCTGGAATATCATTTCCTCCGCTATCAATACCATTATACATCGTATAGACATCTGAATATTGTGTATTAGTACTAGGATATGAATGACTTTGAGAATTTTGATCAATATAAGCTAATTTTCCAATTGAAGCCTTGTTACCCATTGCAGCAATTTGGTAAAGAGCGTTCACATCTTGCGTACCAACATTTTTACCTCCAGAACTAGAACATTTGCTTGAGGATGTACTGGTATATAAAACTAAATTTCCATCACTTTGCATTATAAGGTATGTGCTTCCATCTGTTGAACCAACAAAATCCCCTGGAGCTAACGTAGCACCACTTGGCATCCAATTTTTACCAAATTTCCCTTTAGCTGCAGCAAAATTTTGATTAGGTTGTTGTTGTTTTCCATTAGTCATTGAACACCATATAGCACCTTGATTATCATCTGGACTTCCTTTATAAATACACAAGTTACCATCATCCTGTAAAATCAAAAAATAATTATTAGTAGGAGTTGAGGTGCTGTATACCGCGTTAGACCAAGCGCCTCCGCTCCAAGAACCGTCGCTAATTTGTGTACAGTTATTAGCAAGGCCATATTTTTGTGCTTCACCTAAATTACTACTCAAAGCACACTGAGCGTTTTGTCCTGAAGCTGAATCTTGTAATCCGTAATACGTTGACCCTAGTGCTACCGCAGCTTGTTGACAAGATTCATTATTATATAGTTGTTGACCGTTATTTATAAGTGTCATTGCTCTAGTACTCTGATCAGCGTAACATCCAATATAACTACTCGGTGTGGCGGTAGTATTAGGAGTAGCAAATATAGCAGCACCAATCGCATTTAGTACAGACAATGTACCAGATATAGTTAATGAAGCAGTGGAACCAGGATTATTTCCAGTTGTATTTGAAGCCCATAAAGCAGTAGATTTATAATTTATTGCTGGACCATTTATTTGAGAACCAGCTAAATCATTACTAACCATACAATTTCCATTTCCATTATTGTCAACAGATTGAAGACCAAAATACTGATTACCAGAATTTACAGCATAACTCTGACATTGTTCAAAATTCATTTGTCCAATATTAGTCATTGCTGGAGTCGGCTTGTTAACATAATTAGAACTAGTATATAAGTTCCATGTTGCTATTTGAACACAACTTCTTGAACCTGTTGGAGCATTATTATCTCCCGCATCTATTATTATTATCCTATAAGCAGTATATGGCGCTGGATCTGAAATATCAAAAGATAACATTTTCTGATTAAAAGATATATTCATTTGATAATCAACTTGATACCAAGAACCATCTTTAAAACCAGCAATACACCATGTATTTGGATCTCTACCATTTGGTGTGCCGCAACAACCTTGTCTTCCTTGAATTTCATATCTTGTTAAAATAATAGGATTTGGAGTATTTAATTGTAACCATTCGCCAAGAGGCATAAACCAATTACCCTGAGTACCGCGTAATACGCGTGTTTCTTGTGTCCCAGTATATTTACCTGTGTTTCCATCATATAAATAATTGGCGCTATCAGTATTAGTATGCCACCAAGTATCTATATTTTGATCAAAAGCACGCCAAGGTCCAGTAAAATCATTATTTGCCTGATATACACTTGACGCATATGCGTAGTACCCATTCGCATTGTTACTTGAGGTCATTTTTGGTACAAACATGATTTCAGTAGAAGTAGGAATGTTATTATAACAACCTACATAACTACTTTGTGGGTTTTTAACTACTGAGTTTACAAATACATTTACACCTTCATTTCCAACACTCTCGCCTACCTCTACAGGAGTGCCAGTAATTAGTGGTGGTTTTGTTGGAATAGTTGCACCAGGAGTTGAATAACTATTATCAAAAGGTATAGAAACAGTGACAAATTGTCCTTGAGGCGGAAACCCATTTTTGCCTGATACTGCGGTATAAACATCCATACTGGGAATATTTTTGGCTACACCTTGTTTAGTAACATAAAATAATGCTCCTCCTTGTAGTTGGATAACCTTACCTAAATATGGATTGTTAGGGTTAACTCTATTTATATAATTAGTTGTATTACCACTAACCTTACTCATTAATGTTTCATATTCTTCCAATGTTTTTTGATAATCATTTTTTAAGTTACTTAAGATTTGTTGTTGGGAAGTAAAATCATTTTTATTAAGTAAATTATTGGTTTCTTCTGTTAAACCATTTTTACTAAGATTTAGATCTTTAAGTCCTTCAAATCCTTCAACTATATCACTTTTTTTTATTCTTTTTTCTAAATTATTTGCGATTTTTCCTTGGTATTTTTTGAATTTTCTTCCTTGACTTATAGATGGACTTGGTTCATTACAACTGTTAGCATTTGCCTTATAATCAGTAACATTATCTGTGACAGATTTAGGTTTTGTTAAATCATTAAAATTTGAAAACAGATTTACTATACTTGTCATATTAATATAATAAGATACAAAAATAAATTATATTAATAATATTCATTTACCAATTGGTTTTTCTTAATAAAATAAAAAAAAGCAAATACTGCTAAAAAAATTGGTAATAATTTATATACATTATGTAGATAATCAATATTATCACCACCTCCACTTTGTGAACCTGTAAAAGAAAACTTAAAAAATAACAATATTAACAAAATAGCTATAAGAAATAAAGCAATATAACTATAATAGTTTGAGGTTACAACATTATTTCCATTTTCAAGAGCCCTGTTTAACGTTTCATATTCTATTATCATTTTTTCAATTTGTATTCTCTCATCTGATAATGTTTTATAATTATTATTCATTGTATTTTCTTGTTCTATAGTTTGTTGTTGCGATTTTTGAAATTTGTCATAATTATTATTTGAAGTATTTATCATTTGTTTGTTAATATCAAGCAATTTAGCATTTAATTTTTGTAATTGATAACTATAATACATAGCTTCCTTGACAATTGCCTTAGATTTTTGCTCTTGAATAATATTTCCTGAACCACTATTTAATGTACAACTATTAGATAAAGTATTAAATGTTGCTCCTGAACATGAAGAATTAGATGAACACGCAGATTGGCAATTTTCAACATCTGTATCATTTAATATATTTATTTGGTTTTGTCCATAAAAAGCAGAATTATCAACTGTTGTAAAAGTTTTATTATCAGAATTAATGACATCAATATACTTTTGATATGTATCTTGATACTGAGATATTAACACATTGTATTCATTACTTAAATTTTGTAATTGTATAGACATGTATATATAAATAATAAGAAAACAATTATTTATATATCTCACTTATAGTAATTTATGTTTATATTTATTGTAAAGTGTAAATAATAAAACTAATAAAAATAATCCAAAAACTATATAGTACGCAGTTGTTCCTAAGTCCCCTTCATTTTGTACAAATGTAGTTGATGATTGAGCTGATGGAATAGAAAACTTATATAACAAAAATATAACAAGTACTGCGAGAAGCATTAACAAAATAAAGGAATAATAATTTTGTGATATATGTATATTTCCTTGAACTTGTTGTTCATCTAAAGTTTGATATTCATTTAACATTCTTTGAATTTTAAATCTCTCTCCAACCAAACTCTTGTAGTGATCAATCAGAATGGTATTAGAGTTGGAACGTTGTTGTGCTTCTGAATTAAATTGTGTTTCAATAGTTTGTGATATTTTTTGTATTTTTTCATTTACTTGTGTTAATTTCTCATTTATATTTTGAACAATTTTAAGCAAACTTTGCGCTTTTGGAACAATAGCAACGTCATTTGGAGTTCCAGAAACAATATTTGCGTCACCTTTTCTTAACATACATTTAGATTGTCCATTTGTCAAATTATATGTTGCTCCACTACAACCAGGTGTGTTCGCACATGATGCTTTACATTCTTCTAATGTTTGTGAATTATTTTGAGATAAACCTGATGTTCCCCAAAAAGCAGCACCATTAATTGAAGTCATATCAGGTTTATTAATATTATCATTTGGACTAATACATTTGCTATCATCTGTATATTCGGTGCATGGTTGTTTAACTTCTTGTTTTAAGTAATTAACATAATTAGAAACCGCTAATTTATATTCAATTAAAAGATTTTTATATTCAGTATTCAAACTTTCTAAATTTAATGCTTTTGAATTACTTTCATTAATTTCATTATTTTCATTACTTTCTAGATTCATCTATATATCTATTAAAAGAAAACATATTTTATCTTCAAGCTTTATAAAAATAATAAAAAAATGTTGTTGAAGAGAGAAGACATATAAGAGATAATATAATATTATCATTTGGATTAGGTGAATCGTCCTTTGTAATAATCGTAAGACTATTAAAATTATTTTTATTTATTTTTCTCTCTTCATTGTATTTTTCAGTCATTTTTCTAATAGAGTCATTTGTAGATTTCATACAGTATTCGCGCATTTTTTGATTATTTGGGAATAATGGTTTTTTATACATAAAAGAAAACATTTAAAATTTAAAGATATATTAAATTTAAATTTTAAGCGAAGCCACCTTTGGTAAGCGAAAATACATGAACTTAACTTACGGGATTTTTGCTTATTTTTGAAATAGAAGTTCCTATTATTAATATACTTACAAATAAAGCCCAATTGCGTAAATATTCTTCACTATACATATTTTTATAATCATAAATCAATTCAGTAGCAGCACTATTTTTATGTTCAACAATACCAAGCTTTAACTTTAGTTCACGATTTCTCTTTTTTTCTTCTTGAATTAAAACATTTAAAGCAAATAATTTTTTATTTAATTCGTCAGTTGAAGACTGAACATCATTTGATAACATAAATAAATCAGAACTAAGTTTATTCATATTACCTTTAATGTTTTCAAATGAATTTTGATACTCAGGATATTCTGGGTTCTTATTAAAAAAAACATAATACTTTTTAAAGTCATCTAAAATTGCTGGTAACTGTTTATTTAATGTTTGTAATTTTTCCTTAAAAATTCCAGGTGTTTTAAAGCTATTAGTTATATCTTCATCGTCTATGGTTGCCATTAATATATATAATTATTTAAAATAAATATTAATTAAAAATCTAAAATATTTTCAAAAGAAAGAAATAATTTATCAATATAGTCCCTTGTTTCGTTATATCCTCCGATAATATTGCCAGCATAAAAAACAATAGGAAATTGTTTAATTTCTCTCTGTGATAAATTATTAATAAACAATAAAAAATTTTTCTTATCTTCAATAATATAGTCATCACAATCCACTACATTAAAGATTAAATTTTTATCTTTTAAAATTTTTTTTACATTAGAACAGTTAGGGCATCCACTTTTACTATAAACAGTAAAGTCAGTATCAGATGGTTTTTCGAATTCCATTATTAATAATAATGTATTATATATTTATATTTTTTTAAACACAAACTCTATAATAATTTGTTTCAATAGCTGTTTTACTTGCTCTAGTAATATTACAGACTTGTCCAGGTCTTAATCCGATAACCCTAGCTACAGGATCAAATCGAGAAATATCTGGAAATTGTGCTTTATCAGTAATATTATATTTTGTCATAATTTGCTTAACTTCTGATTCCATCATGACACGATGAGGAGGAACAAGCGCATGTTCAAGTATATTAAATTGTAATCTTTTAATGCTTTCAATTACAATGAAAATACCTTCACTCTCCCAAATATGCTTAAGCTCATTAATTAGAGTTTCATTGGGGTCGTCTTTAATGATTATAAATAATGTATCAGTTTTTTTTAGAGTTTCAGTTAAAATGAATAAATCATCTATCATTTCTTGAATATTTTTAGGCGCAGGTCTAGATGCTAAATAAAATCTAATATATATTTTTTTCTTAGGGTTTTCATCAGTAACATTATCATCACTAGTTTCTAATAGCATATCAAGTTGATTATTAAGTTTCATTGAATTGACTTCATTGATACTAAAATTAGAGTAATCATTAACATTATAACCTTGTGTCTTCATAAGATCTAGAACATTCTTTCTAGAATTGTAAATATGTGAAATTAAAATACTTGAGTTTTGACTTGCCATTCTATATTATATTATAAATATATTCATTTATTTTTATTTCATTTTTATTTTATAATGTTATTTTTTTAGTTCCAGACGAAGTTGTAACATCTGATGAAGAAGCATTAGGTTCTTGAATAATTACTTTTTTCTCTCCAGAATCAGTTTCAGTAGACTTTTCTTCTTCTTGTTTTGTTTCTTCAGGAACGTCTAAAATATTCGGATTTATAACTATTTCTTTAGAACTTGTAGAATTAGATGCCATTGGTGGTGATACTGGTGAATTTGAGGTGGATGATGAAGATTGAGCATATGGAGGTGAATTTGGATTTAGAGGCAAATTTGAGGTGGAAGATGAAGATTGAGCATATGGAGGTGAATTTGGATTATATGGAGGTGAATTTGGATTATATGGAGGTGAATTTGGAACATATTCATATGAATCAGGAGGTGAAAAAGCAGGTGAATAAGGAGCATATTCAGGTGAAACTGATGAATGTTTTTTGATTAACTTTATCCTTGATTCAGAAACATCATGTTCTGTACTACCATCACCATAAAGAATTTCATACAAGTTTTCTTTATGTTTACTACTAAAATATTTAGATTGAACAATGCCAGGGAATCTTGTACCTAATTCGTCATTCATAACATTGACCTCATCACCGATGTCAAATAGGGATTCAACTGGTGTCACTGGAGTAACGGGAACAGGTGTATCAATACTAGCTGGGTATGGCATTTCAGGACTCTCATCAATATAATATTGATTTTTAACCCTTACATCAAGTTTTCTTTGAGTATCCTGAATGGTTGTCTTAATTAGTTCTTCTAGAGGTTTATCACTGTTTAACAATTTATTTATATTATCAGAATAAGACATGCTTAGTAACTGGTCAACATTTTCTTCAGTAATGATGCGCATTTGAACATTCATAACTTGTAGCTCTTGTATTAATAATTTAAAAGCATATGGAACCTTCAAAATACTAAATGAACGTCCAAATCTACTAATATTCATGATACTTTGTGTACCGTCAGGATTTGTATTAAATTTGATAGGACCATCAACAGCAGGACTCAAGAATAAATTTTTAGATTCGTTATAAATAGCAATTGCTCCTGATTTATTACAAACAGCAATATAATAATCTTTGCTTTCACCTCTTTTCATAAATGATTCATTTAAGAAATATGACATACCATGTGCTAAGACACCGTCACGTTCCATCTCTCCAATACGAAGACCACCATCATTAGCACGACCTTGAACAGGTTGTCTAGTTAAAACTGTATTAGGTCCTCGAGCACGATAATTGATTTTATCTTTAACCATGTGTTTCAAACGCATATAATATGTAGGTCCAATATAAATATCTGCTGCTAATTGCTCACCAGTCATTCCATTATATAATACTTGATTACCTGATGAATTGAAACCTGCTTTAACAAGCATAGGAGCGTAAGTAGAATAATTTGGACCCTTAACTTGAAATGCTGTACAGTCGCCAAATGCTCCATAACTTGTGCAAACTTTTCCAAATAATGACTCTATGATTTGACCAATAGTCATACGAGATGGAATAGCATGCGGATTAATAATTAAATCAGGTCTAATTCCGTCTTCAGTAAAGGGCATATCATCTTCAGGAATAATTAAACCAAGAGTTCCTTTTTGTCCAGCTCTTGAAGCCATTTTGTCACCAATAGCAGGCAAACGTTCTTCTCTCACTCTTACTTTGGCAACATTAAATCCTTCCTCACCAAGTGTGATAAAAGATTTATCTACATATCCAAGTTGTCCCTTTTTAGGCTTAACTGAATCATCAGTCCAAACATCCTTTGTTGTTAAACTTGAATTAATTTTCCCAATTAAAATTGTTTTATCATTAAGCTCAGTATTTTCTTTAACAAGACCATGATCATCTAAAAAGCTGTAATCATAACCTTTTTTCTTACCAGTTACATTATTTTTTTCAATACTAGCAAATTTAGAATTGGTCATACCAGTTATTTTAGAACTCTCCTCGCGATCTTGATAAGATGAATAATAAGTAGTTCTAAATATTCCACGTTGTATAGCTCCTTCATTTATTAAAATAGCATCTTCTACATTATAACCAGTATAACACATAATTGCTACAATAGCATTAACACCATAAGGTTGTTCTTCATTATTTACATATTCCAAGTATCTTGATTTAATTAATGGAGTTTGTCCATAATTTAATATTACACCCATCTTATCAATACGCATTTGATAGTTTGAATGATAAACAGAGACAGCTTGTTTGCTCTGTCCACAAGAGAAAGCATTACGAGGGAAAGGATTATTCTCAGGATAAATAACCAAATTTCCCAAAACACCAAGAATTAATGAGGGATCGATTTCCAAATTAGTATACCATTTGCTCTTTTTTAATTCATCATTTGAAACAGCAATTAACGCAGTTTCTTCTTCAGAAGTATCAACATAATCAACCATAGATTTAAAATGTTGTAATTTTTCTAATATTAAACCCTTATCGCTACCAATATCCTTATAAAGAGAACTTAAATCGTAAATTTTATTATTCTTTGTTTTAAAGTTTTCATCTGTTTTAGGCATAAACCCTGATATAATCTGTTCCCAAGTAATTTTACCACTTTCCAGTAAATTATGAATTTCTCTTCTATCATAACTTAATTTATTGTTTTCAATGTAATAAATTGGTCTAGATAATCTTCCCGAATCAGTATAAATACTAACTTCATTTTTCTGATAATTAAATGAAATACTTGTATAAACAGGTATAATACCATTACGTCTGTAAAGTTTAAGCAAATTTACTAACTCAATTGGTGTATCAATTACTCCAACCCAATTTCCATTTACAAAAATCTTTGAACTACTACCTAGCTGTTCAGGTGAACATTCTAATATATTTCTCATTGGTGTATTTAAACGAAGCCATTTAATAATTGGATGCCCAGAAGAACCACTTGTTATATAAGTACTAATTGACATGTGCTTATGAAGACCAATATTACCACCATCGGGAGTATCAATTGGGTCAATAAATCCCCATTGAGAAGAATTTAAAAGACGAGGTCCTACAACTTTCGCACTAGCATCTAATGGTAAATTAATTTTACGCAAATGTGAAATAAATGTATTCCAACTTAGACGATTGAGATCTTGAACAGCTCCAATTCGCTTTGTATGAGCCTCTGAACCCCAATTTCCTTTAAATGCTTTTCTAAAACCTTGTTCAACTAGTCTATCCTTAAAAAATGTTTTAAAGTTTGCTTCAATTAAACCAATAAAATTATTTTTATACTTATTTTCTTCTTTTTTCTCACCTGATTTATCCTTTGATTTTATTTGTTTCTTTTCTTTCCTAGAGAGAGTTTCATCTTCTTTGTATTCACCTTTGTGATAGTAATATTCTTCATCAATTTTACGTGTTATATCCTTTTTCTGAATTAAATAATATTCTCTAAATAAATCGTATAAGAGAGTACCAGAAAGCTCAACTCTTTTAAATCTAAAATTATCACGATCAGTTGGTTTTTCTTCTTTTGTATAAACTTTCAATAACTTATTTACCATATAACCCAAAAAAAATGCTTTATCCAAAAAGTTCAATTCTCCAACGTGTGGTAAAAAATAATCAGAGAGAATTTCAATAACACTTGATACAGTACCTCTTTTAGTCAATTCAGCAATAAATTCTAGAGCATTTTGTTGATTAAAGAACTTATATGCGTCATGAACCGAAGGAATAAATAAATCAATATAAGGATTTTTATTATTTTCAATTTCATCATCTAAATCAGTTAACAAACACGTTTTAATTATATCTTTGTCAGATACGACACCGAGAGCACGCATTAAAATAAAAAGTGGAACAGGTTTTTTAACATTAGGAACAGCAACTACTATTTGATTATTTGATAAACTTGGCGAAGGTGCTACAATTTTAACAGCAGTTGTTCTAATTGGTTTTGATGTATCCTCTGATACAGATCTAATTTCAGCTGAAAAACTATACACATCATCAGCTTTATTTTTTCTAATATAAAGTAAGTTATCTGCAAACTTTTCTTGGGAAATTATAACTTTTTCCATACCATCAATAATAAAATAACCTCCATAATCATTACGACATTCACCCATATTAAATCTTACATCCTTATTAAGAGTGTTTAAAATACATAAATCAGATTGAAGCATAATAGGAAAACGTCCAAAGTAAATTTTTGGTAATAATATTGAATGTTCTTTTTTCTCATCACCTTCATAATAAATAAAATCAACTTCAACATCATAATGAATTGTTACTCCATATGTCATATTTCGTAGACGCGCGTCATTTGGAAACATGAAATGTGCGTTATGATCATCATAAATTATTGGTTTACCATAATAAATTTTTGAACCGTCCTTTCCACCTAAATAAAGTTGACATTCATTTCTTTTTCCAGAACCATCATTTTCATCTTCTCTCTCAATAAATCTTATGGGATTATTTTCTCTGAATATCTGACCTATTCCTTTATTTATAAAAGAATTATATGACTCTAAATGATGAGAAACTAAATTATTGGGATTGTCTTTAAAATATTTATCAATTAATTTCCAAGATATATCTTCTTTGTCCATTATATTATAATAATCATATTTTTTTAAAATGTAATTATTATATATTATTTAATTTTTTAGTTTTATTTAAACCTCTACCGCCTTTTTTGGTTAATCTGAATTTACTTTTTGATTTACTATTGTCGCAAGTAAATTCAGTCCAAGGTTCACTTGGTCTATCCTTTAAATATGGGCAAAATTTATAATATTGTCTATGTTTTTTACAAAATTCGTCTTTAATAAATGGTATACCACATGAGTTGCCAAAACGACCAATAAATCCCATTTTCTTAGCCAAATTAGTATCACAAACTATACCATCAACGGCTCCATGTGGAGAGAATGGTTTTGGTCTACTTGGATCAGACATATATTCTCTAGCATCTAAATCATAATGTGAACAAACTGTTCTAGAACAAGGATTATCTTCCTTTAATAAATATACATCATAATGATCAGCTATTATTTTTTGTGCTACTTCTATATTTAATTTACCTTTATGCTCATCCATAAGATCACCTAGACGAACTAATCTTGCTCCTTGATGTCTTCTAACATCATAAAAACCAGAATTTTGAACTTCTAAATTTCTAATACGTTCATCATAAGGAGCATTAAACCCTATAAAAAAACCATTCTTAGTTCTCTCTATGTTATGATATTTTAATCCTAATTCAATTCTTAAAATCTCGTTTGAATTAATATCACCAAATAACCAAGAGTTAGCATAATCACCTGAGTTTTCCTTCAAAAGTATTTCACAATATTCATCTAATGAATTACCATATTGCATTGCCTGTCTAATTCTATAACCAATTGGAAAACGTTTTTCATAAGGAATAAATCCTCCAATTGTAGTTTCAGTACCAATTATTCCTTTTGCTGTTACAAAAAAATCTGTACCACTCCAAATCCAACAGGCGGATGTTTGCATAATAAAACGATGACCATTTTCAGGATTTAGATCTAAAATAACATTACTGAATTGACCATCAATATAGTCACAAAAGGAATTATGTGCGCAAACAATTTTACCGTCTTCAGTCCAATCACCAACAGCCATAAAAGCACTACATCTGTCTCTAGACCCACCTTCTTTTCCAACACGAGAATCAGACTTTGTTGAATACCAATAAGGAATTGAACAATAAAAATTCCAGGCAATCATTTCGTCAATTGTAGTTTTACAACCATTATCATTACAACCTTCAACTATACCTTCCATTTCTTGATAGAATTCATTGAAATCTTTTTCGGTCATTTCTTTGAAATCGCGAGATATCTCAGTTATAAAATATTCCCATTCCATTCCATATGCTTCAAACATTAAGAATTTTAACGTTTTTTGAATATCTTTAAAATCATCGGCGCATAAATATCCATATGCATATCCTCTTTCTTTTGGTTTTCCCTTAATTGATATATATTTCCATCCATTTTTATTATATGATGTTCCGTTTTTTATTTTAGTTGACATATTATATATATTAAAATTATATTTTATTATATATAACATTTTTAAATTTTTGTTTACATATTCAACATAAGAATACCAATCATTACGAATAAAAGAATCCAAGGAAGAAGAACAAGCAACCAAGAAAGACTAGTATGTCCGTCTTTACATATTAAATTAAGAACATAAGTCCAAAATAGAACATACATAAGTTTAACAATAAATACTAAAGCAGTATTTGGTACACGACATGAGAACGAACCGACGTTGTAACTATTACTGTTTCCCAAGTTTTGAAATAAAACCATTATTAATGATATAATAGATATAACAAAATAAATCATTGCTGGAGTACAGAGCTCCTTTAAAGTTTGTGGAAAGTTTGCCATTATGAATTATAAATAGAAAAAAATTAAATATTTGCTGCTCTCAAAGTATTAAGGCTTGCTGTGTTAGTTAATTGATCTTTCCAAGGCATTGGATTAACTGGACTTGAATATCCAGATAACGCGTTATAAGCGCTTCCTAAACCAAATTGAAATTGTCTTCCTAAATTAATTAGATCTTGAGTTAAAAAATTAGAAAGAGTTCCTCCGCGTTGTTTTCTAGTGCGGCCTTTACTACCACCAATTGAAAACGGAGGATTCGCTCCAGTAGCAATCATTTGTCTTGAAATGTCTGTTTTATAATCATTTAAAGCTAAATAATTTCTATCTCCTTGGATTCCATCAACTCCAGGCCATCCTGCTACACCACCTGTCCATGGTTTACCAACAAGACCATCAGGGTAAGGTATTCCTGGGTTTCCACCTTTCATATTACCGCCCCTTTTTGCTTTACAAGAACTACATTTACATCCTAAACGATGTCTTGTTCCTCCAACCATAAATCCTGGAGCACATGTTCCACATCCGCCTTTTTTCTTGCGACCACCACTCATTAAAGGATTGGAACATGACATACAATTACCTCCTTTCATAAGAGAACCACCACTCATTACGGAAACTCCGCAAGATCCACAACTACCTCCTTTTTGAGCTCGAATTGAATTTAAAAAAGGTGTAGCAGGAGATATAGGTGTTGGTCCTGTGCTAGGAACTGTTTTATCTACACCATTTATATTACTTGGAATACTTAAACTAGGAGTTAAATATCCTCCACATGAAGAACCACCTTTACCTGTGTAAGCTAAAAAAGGATTAGGAACGGTAGGAACATTATTTCCAGGATATGCTAAATTTATATCAGCTCCTGAAATAGAAGTTCCACCTAAATAATTTTTACGAGTTTTTGTTGAACATCCTTTCATTTTATAAACTTTTTGACGTTTGCTAGAAGTTTTTTTACGAGACGCTACATTTGGTTTACCCATGTTTATAATATATATTAAGAAATTATTCGATATCAACATGTGTTAAGAAATGTCTTCTACAACACATTTTATTCATATTTAAATCATCTAATACTTCACCCTCTGGCGTCTTGTCAACAAATTCCTTAGTTAAATAAAGAACCTTGTCAACATCAATAGATTCTCCATTTCCTCTTTTTGCTAATTTCTTCTTACGAACTTGTTCAACATAATATCTGTATTTATTGGCAATAACCATGCCACAAGTAAAACATTTAACTGGGATTATCATCTCTTATATATTGTATTATATTATTCTTATATCATTTTAAATTTAATTCAATTTTATTTTATATTTTAATATAGTATACTATGTCAACAGTAACAACATCTCCTAATCCTGTTATTCAAGATAGTTCTGCTACGTTACTTTATACTAGTCCAAATTTAATATTACTTCCTAGTTTAGAATATGTTTTAAAAAATACATTAGGTAATAATGTTTCAAGTACGTATACAGCACCTGTTTTAACACCTAATTACATTGCACCTAACATTAATAATAGTTATACCAGTACAAATTCAGCTTGTTTTCATGCTCCAAATGGAGATATATATACTACTATGGAATTTAGTTCAATAGCTGGTAATGGATTAATACAACTAACGTCTAATGGAGTTTCTTCAAATTATTTACAATTTGATAATAGTGGTAATCCACCAGTACCCTCTAATTTTTATTCACCTCAATATCCTACTGGTATTACTATGGATAGTAGTGGAAATTTATATTTTTTAGTTTTTGGTGATAATAATTTATATAAAATTAACAATATAAATGATCCTACTGACCCAAGTAACAATTTATCTGTATATAATAAAAATCCTGCTGTAATATCTGATCCATTTGAATTAACAATAACTCCAAATAATTATTTTTATATAACAGATACACAGAGTCCATATAATATTCAACAAATAGATACAAGTGATATAAGTGGTAATACAACAGCTATACCAAATTATACTGCAAATAGATCTGCGTACGGTATAACTAGTGACTTTAGTAATAATTTATATATTGGTTATGCTGGAGGAGTTATTGGTAAATATGATTTAACGCCACCTGGTACTTTTACAGATAATTTTATAAATTTACCTTCTGCTGATGGGACAATATTGAGTTTAGTATATATTAGTTCAAAAAATGTGCTTGTTGCTAACACTACGTCTACAAATATTTACGTAATTAACTTACTAAATAATAATTATTTAAAAATTATAGATAATTCTGGTATATTAGGTGGAATTGGAACAAATATTATAAATTCTATATATGGAACTACAGCAAATGGCATGGTAAAATATATTTTTGATTCAGTACTGATATTTAATAATTTATATTTAACAAATACTGGAATTAATGTGCTAACTGTAAATGATGTATCAACATCAACTGTTTTAGATACAATAAATGTTAACGTAACTACATCTAATGCAACAGGTTATTATTATGGTGGTTTACAAACAGGCACTGATTTGATTAATATATTCCAACCTATATCATTAGGAGATCCATATTTAACAACTACTGGTTATAAAGCTGATATTTCTGGAAATATTCAAGATTTTAATCAAATTTTTGCTAGTTTATCAACACCAGGATCAATTGATGTTAGTTATAATGTAGGTTGGAAAGTTGGCTCACAAGATTTAAGTCAAATATTTGCTGCTTATAATCCAATAATTTATGAGATATCAAATCAAAACGCTTATTTAACCTCAACAGTGTTATCAAACAATGGTTATACTGGAATAATATTTGAAAATAGCACTATTCCATCATCTTCACATTTTTATGCAACATGTAATATTACATTCTTAGTAAATAAAACGATTACATTTTTAGTAATTGGTGGAGGTGGAGGTGGAGGTGCGGGAAATTCTTCTGTCAACTGTGGAGGTGGAGGTGCAGGAGGAAGTTCTTTTGTTTATCAAACAACAACACCCGTAACTGCAAATACGCAGTTTTCTCTTCAAGTAGGGTTTGGTGGTCTAGGAAGACAAGCGAACAATCCAGGTGGTGGAAATAGTACAGGAAATACTGGTGGTAATTCTTTTATAATAACAACAGGTACAAACTTTACAGCAAACGGCGGTGCTGGTGGGAAAGGAGTAGGAACAGCACAGGGGTATGCTGGTGGTGTAGGAGGTTCTTCTGTAAATAGTTTAAATAATACTAGTGGAGGTGGAGGTGGTTCGGGTGGAGGCGCATCAGCAGACCCAACTGGTGCGGCCTGTAATTCTGGACCTCCAGGAAATTTAAATACATCATATAATGTAGGTGGTCAAGGTGGAACAGGAAACACTACAACTGGCGGAACAGGTGGTAATTGTTACAATTCTACTAGTGTTTCCTTACCATTTACTAGTACAGCTTCTACGGTTTATTTTGGAAATGGTGGTGGTGGAGGAGCAGATTCAACTGGTGGCTCAGCAGGTTTTACTACAGGAGGTGCTGGTTCTGGAAGTACTATAGGGACCAGAGGACAAAACGCAATATATGGTTTAAACAGTGGCAATTATTATTATGGTAATGGAGGTGGAGGTGGAGCTCAATCTACTAGTAACTGGGGTGGTAGCGGAGGAAATGGAGTTGTTATGATATGGTGGCAAAATTAACTTATATTTAAAAATATAAATCAAAAATTATTTAAACATATTATATAAAATTAAATATAACATGCTTTCAAAATTACATGAACTTGCTAAAAATAATACTGAACGTCTTAACTGGGATGATTATTTCATGTCAATAGCTGTCCTCGCTTCTCAACGTAGTCCTTGTTCTAGATTAAATGTTGGTTCTGTTGTTGTTAAAAATAATCGTCTTATTTCAATGGGTTATAATGGTTATATACCTGGAGCTCCACATATCTCTCGAGTTCACGATAATCACGAACAATCTATCATTCATGGTGAAATAAACGCAATTACTGATTGCGCAAAACGCGGATCAAGTTTGGATGGTGCTATATTATATGTGACGCATTATCCATGTATAAATTGTTTTAGAACTATAGCAGCATGTGGTATTAAAGAAATTACTTATCTAGAAGACTATAATAATAATCCCATTGTTGAAGAGTTAGCAAAGGATTCTGATATTATAATTAAGAAACTTTAGAATAATTAAACATCTTTAGGGCAGCCTGAACCGTAACATTTGCCTTGAAAATAATAATAATCTAATTGTTTTGTTGCTCCATTTGAATCAGTATTAAATGTTGGCCCATCTACGCCTCCAGCGGCGCACTTTTGATTGCTTGTCCAAACACAACACGATGTATCGTTACAATTTTCTCTGGTTAGTCTACCACACGATTCATCAAGTGAACCACTTGAACCTTTATGTACATCGCAAAATGCTTTACTTTTGCTCATTGGTATAGATGTGGACAAATTTTCTAGTGCTTCAACAGTGACAACTTGTAGAAGTTTTTTTTGTCTAGGTTCTTCGTTTAAATTTAATCCAATCGTATTTATAAATGCTATTAAAGAGAGAATTAAAAATACAATAATGAAAACCTTTAGAATATACTTTAAATCCATATTTATATATTACAAGTAAATATTTTATACGTATAATTTATAATGACAAAGTCTCGTAAAAACAGTATTCTTAAGTCTGTACAAAAAACTTCAAGTAATGTATTACCAGTAGTAGATAAAGGTCTAAAAACCGTCGGATCAACTGCTAAAGATGTAGCAAAAATTTCACTTCCTATTGTAGAGAAAGGTGTATCTGCTGTTTATGGAACAATGGCAACTGGGTTTAATTTAGGAGTTAAAGGGGTTAAAGGAGTTAAAGGGGTTGCTAAGGGAATGACAAAGAGTAAACGTTCTAGACGTAATAAGAAAGGCGGTAAAAAAACAAGACGTCATCGCCGCAGATGTTAAAGCACAGCTACCTTAGGTTAAATAATTTCTTATTGTAATATATGTTCAATACAATAAGTAATTTAAGTAGAAAGACAAATCGTTATGGTAATGTTCATTTTATATCTTTTTTAGGAGCAACATTATCTAGACTGGCTTATTTAAATGACAATAATTTTTTAGCTAATTATAGTCAAATTATTGGACCAGTTATTCAACCAAAAATATTACAAGGTATAAATAATGTTAATTCAAATAATTTGGGTGATTTGCTTGATGACCAAAAAATTTTTGGATTAGATAAAAGCCCAAATGATATATTTTCAAACTATGAATATCAATTTGGAGAATCAAAAATCTTTGGTAAAAAAAATTATATTGATTTTATTAAGCTTAATATGCCTCAAAATATAAATATAATTAATAGCGATATAGTAGGAAATAAAAGTTTTCCTATTCCAGGACAACAAACACCATTAGATGCTGTAAAATATATTTCAATTGGTTGGTCTAATTATGGTGAGATTTATATTGTTGCTGATAAAAGAATGCCAAATACGTTATTTTTAATTTTTAGAGGAACATATAGTGCTAAAACCGCTGCTCTCTATAGTAAACCTACATCAGTTGTTCCATTAACAGTTTGTAAAGATTCAAAAGGAGAATCAGAGAAATTCTTATATGGTATTTTTAAACCAACAACAGAAATGATTCATACAATTATTGAAGCTATGCGTTATTTAGCAACAGATTTTTTAGGCGCAACTAATCCAAATTCAGTTAAAATATTCACAACAGGACATTCACTTGGTGGCGCTATGTGTACTAATTTTGCTTATTTATGGATGGGAGTTAAAAAGACATCTCCATATGATGCTGCTCCATACAACATTTTAGCTGATAATATTGTTTGCGTAAGCTTAGGTGCTCCACGTTGTATGGGAAGTTCTGTGGCTAAAAAATTCTGTGACTTTGCCATGAGAAAGAAGATATTATTTTTAAGAATAACAACAAGAGGTGATCCTGTTCCAGCTTTACCGCCAAAATTAGGTTTCGAACATCCTTGTTCAAATGACAGAGAGTATCGCGAGATAATATCAGAAGACTGTAATGCTCAACTTACTATGCGTCCAACTCCAAATGTGAATTATGCTGGAGATTTAGATTGTAAAAATTATAAAACAAGAGCATATATTCCTAATGCGTTGTCTCATACAATTTATCTTGATATTGTATACACAAAAGCAGTCGACATTCCAAAATTTTTTAAAGGAATGGGTATAGCACAAGAAGTATTAAGAGGACCTGATGGAAGCACAATTTGTAGACTTATTATGGGACAATCCGCAAACTACAAAGCTATATTTTTTGATGTTAATAAAGCAAGAGAAAAATCTTCAAATATTGATGCTATAGAAGAAATTGAATTAAATAAGATTGATCCTAATGCTGTAGCTCAGTTAGAAGTAGTCGAATCACTTCCATCTACATCCTCTGCTGCTGGAGGAGGATTATTCTCTTCATTTAAATCAGAAACATCAAGTACAAGCAAACCTTTAATTAAAATTGGTGGTGAAGTTGCTGAAGATAGAAAAATGACAAAACAGGCTTTTGACACATTAATTCAACAAATGATTACTTTACAAGGTAATTTATGTCCTCAAAAGGGACAAATATCAAATCCATTTAATAATCAAATTATGCCTGATTTGAGCTGTCCTGGTGCTAAATTTGGCGGAAAAAAATATCGCCGTAAACTTAGTCGTAAACTTAGTTGTAAACTTAGTACTAGAAAAAATAAAAGGCGTAATACTCGCAGATATTAAATATTAAACCAACGGTCACAAGGCTACTGCGTTAGAGTTTCACTTAAATTATAAAATTAATAAGGTTATAATTTAACGATATCTTCTTCTAGTACGCGTTTTATTAGATCTGTTATGTTTTCTAGTTCTAAGTTTACGACTAAACTTGCGACTGCGTTTGCGTTGAGCTTTGCTTCCTCCTTTTGCTGAAATTGGACTATAATTCGGTATTATTTTTTGATCAAAATCACTAAGCATAACTATTATATATATTTATTATATTTAAATTTCCTGTAATTCGGTTCCTTTTGTGGTTTTAATTTTTTTAAGTTTAGTATTCTTTTTATGAATTTCATCATGACAAGTTTCGCATAATGTTAGCAAATTAGCTAAAGTATTTTTATGGAGAATTCCATCAGAATTAACAATAATGCCATTGCTATCAGCATCTTTTTGATATTGAAGATGATGTACTTCTTTTCCAACATTTTTATGGCATTTTTCACACATCCCAACAACCTTTTTAGAGTTATATCTTGAAGTTTTGAGAGAAAGAAGACTAGCTCCTTCAGGATGATATTTCATTCTTATTTCATATGCCGCATCTAAAAAGTCTTGTGGCAAATTCAGTGATTTACAAACTTCAAGACCATACATACTGTTACCAGGTCCATCCTTAAGCTTACGATCGTATACAAGTTTATCTTGTTCCTTATCATAAATAACTGACATATGTTTTAGCTTAACAGTTTCTAAAGACATAATTTCATCATAATCAATAATCTCATGTAGATGAGTTGCGAATATAAAACTGCTTCTACATTTATGTAGTTTCTGAATTCCAGCAACAAAAATACTAATAGCACTCTGTGTTTCAGTTCCAGAGCATAGTTCGTCGCCTAATATTAAACTGTTTTCATCGCTGAGACGCAATATGGTGCGAAGTTCCGACATTTCAACCGCAAATGTGGAAAGACCTTTGAAGATATTATCGTTACCAATTATGCGAGTAAATATATATTTATATGGCATATAATTAAACTCTGAACAAGGAACAAATAATCCAGCTTGAGCCATTATAATAGAAATACCAAGTGCTCTAATAATTGTAGTTTTACCAACAGCATTTGTGCCATATAATAAAATACCATCTGTATTACCATCACCTATATTAATATCGTTTGTTACATAAGATTCATTCGTTTGAAAATGAAAACGCTCGATTAAACAATGTCTTAGCTTTTTAGCTGTGACAAATGATTTATCAGATTTAACAATATTTGGTTTACAATAGCAATACTTCTTAGCAATAGAAGCTTTTGTATACATAACATCAATAATTGTTACAAAATTAATAATGCTTTCTAATTTTTC